AGGAAGTCGTATGGGATACAAGCCATATCTGTACATGGAAGATGATGACTGGATGAATGAATATCTGAATAATCCAGAATTTGAACGCAATATGTACCGCATGGGATATCACCCAGAATATTCAGACAGGAATATGGGGAATGATGGCATGAATCGTCAGCAGTCCAGATATGGTGAAACCTACGACAGGTACAGTGAGAATCGCAGACATTACCATGATTCCAAAGACGCTGAATCAAAGAGAAAAATGGATGATTCCATGAAAGAGTACACAGAAGATATCATCCGCAATATGAAAGAAATGTGGGACGATGCAGACGCATCAATCAGACAGCAGATGAAAGGACGTATATCTCAATATCGGCTGTCGGTGAGTACACTAAATTTGTAGTCGCACGCACATCAGAATGGTCGTTTATGGTTTTACCAGTTAGTGAGGGAGATAAATTTATTATATCTGGATTTGGTGGAAACAACAGTAAATTATATGCGTTTACTGATAGATTTGGAAAAGTTTTGGAACGAACTGAAAAAAGTAGCGTAACTCAAAGCCTTGTAATACAAGCACCGGAAAATGGATATGTGATATTTAATGCTTTGAGAAAAAATGAACATTATGCTATTAAATATAACGAAAACAATGACGATGCTATTGAAAATAGAAATCTCATTGTACCACCGTACATGCCAGATATAAACAAAGTGATTACATCAGTTCCAAATAATAAAACGAGTGCAATGAGTTATGACGAAATAGTATCAGCGTGGGATTCTTTACAAAAGAAATATCCTAATTACATATCTAAAACGAATCTTGGGAAAGAAACCTCTGGGTCTTTGGATATGTATAGATATGATTTTGTTCCAGAAATTGTATTACTTGAGGCATCAGTTCAGGATGGGATAAACAAGATATACACCAAAAATGATTATCCTATTGTAATTATGGGTGCTTGTATTCATGGTGCAGAGCGTCCATGTGCAAAGTCGTTATTGAATCTTATGACTTTGATTGCTAATGCAAAAGATTATTCGATTTTAGGGTGGTTGAGAAACAATATTCACTTTGTGATTATCCCACTGGAAAATCCTTGGGGTTACAAAAATGATAAACGTACAAATGTGAATCAAGTTGACTTAAACCGTAATTTTGAACCATTTTGGGAAAAGGGAGAAAATACAACTGAAAACCAACGTTATCGTGGTACAGCTCCTTTATCCGAAAAAGAAACACAGTATATTGACTCAGTATTAAAAGAATGTGCGGATAAAGCGGTCTGCTATTATAGTTTTCATACACATGGTGTGTTTACGGCTTATAATATGATGACTAATTTTTCCAGTCCAGCATTATATCTGTTAAATGAGATGCAGAATATTGGAATGAGTGTAACCAAAATGATAACGTCATCTGGATGGATAAATCACAATCTTCCAGAAGATAGCGGGTATATTGGTTGTATGGAAATGGAATATGGAGCCGCAATGGCTTCGTATCAAGCTGCAAAATACAAAATTCCATCCGCTTGTCCAGAAGTGATGTATCGTTATTATGATGGTGGCACTGGTGAGGTTTACAATACAGATTTAGACTGTATGAACACGGAATATATGTTATATTCAGTTACTAATGCTTGTGCAAAATTTTTGTATGGTAATTAACTAAAGAGGGCTTTAGTTAATTAGCGTAAAGTTAATTATTGACTATTGGACACCAATAATATATAATGATTATAAATTCATTATATGGAGGTGAGCTCGATAAAAGTAGAAAGAAATATCATGATTAACAAGGCCGGTGGAAACGCAGGAAAAGAATCTGTCAACTATAAAATATCACTTCCGTCAGAAGCAGTTCGGATGCTCGGTATTACCAAAGAAGACAGAAAAGTAATTCTCGAATATGATGAAGAGAAAATAACAATCAAAAAAGCATAACAAAAAGGAGTTAGGCTCCCGACTACCAATCAAAAAAGCCTAACTCCAACACCACAAAGGATACAGTATTATTATAACATGGTACTCTCCCTTTGTGAACCCAAAAGGAGAGTATTTTTTATGAGAGATAAATTCGTGAATGGGTTTATGGCCAAGTTGTATGAAGAAATTCCAGAAGAATATCTTGAAAGAGTCAGAAACAAACTGGCGTTGTATGTAAATGATTTTGATATCAGTCAAAGAGAAACAGCAGTTGTAAAGTATACTGGATATTTGCCGGATTTCTACAAAACTTACATTGTAAGTAGGAAAATCGAGGGTTTGAGTAAAAAGACGCTCGAACTCTACAATCTTTATCTGGATGATTTCTTTTTCACAGTCAATAAAAAAGCTGAAGATATTACCGCAAATGACATTCGTGTATATCTGTATAATGCTCAGGAGAGCAGAGGATTGAGTAATCGAACACTTGATAGTAGAAGAACTGCCATACACGCTTTCTTCGAGTGGGCTGCAAACGAGGGATATATAGGTAAGAACCCGTGCAGAGTTATTAAAAATATCAAATACGAACGCATTGAAAAACAACCTCTGACAGATATGGAGCTGGAAAGAATCAGGCAAGCTTGCGAAACCGTACGTGAAAGAGCATTAGTTGAATTTTTGTACAGTACCGGAGCCAGGGTTACAGAAGTGTGTGGTGTAAAGAAAGCAGATATAGACATTTGCAAAGGTGAAGTAGTTGTTTTGGGGAAAGGCAACAAGCATAGAACAACGTACCTAAATGCCCGATGTAAATTACTTTTAAAACAATACTTCGCAATTAGAGATGATGAGTCGGAATATCTTTTTGTAAGTGAAAGAAAGCCGCATAAGGCACTCAAGAAAGAAGCAATCGAAAGAATTGTACGAATAATCGGTGAGCGAGCAGAATTGGACAGGCCTCTGACACCACATCTATTTAGACATACTCTTGCGACTCTTATGCTTCAAAGAGGCACGCCGATTACTGAGGTGCAGAAGATTCTTGGACATGTCAACATTAACACGACAATGATCTACGCAAAAGTATCTGATGAAGATGTAAAAGTGTCTCATATGAAATATGCAATATAAGATTAAAATAAAAAGACTCTTTTTGAAGGGAGAAATCGCCATGAGAGGATTGAAACGTCAAAAACAGACAGTGTATTGGTCAAGGGTGACTGAAGGACTTGACGGGATAGACACAATCAAAGCATACCAAAAACCAGAACCACATCACCTGTCCGTATCTGCGACTGCCGGAACGCCAGAGGAATTATCCGCCGGTTATATCCCGGATTATGACAGGTATATCACAAACTTCGACCGCAACTTCAAGCCACAGACTGCCGATGTATTCTGGATAGACTGCAAACCGGAACTGACCGAAGCAGGAGAACTTGTTTTAGGTGAAGGCGGAGAACCTACAGTACCGCCAGATTACCGTCTGAAAAAGATTCTCGACACCCAGAAAGGCAATGTGGCACGATATGGCATCAAGTATATAGGAGATGGCTCAGATGGCGAATAAGACTATCAAAATGGAATTGTCGCATAAATCTATACAGGACACAATAAAGCAGCTCAGAGCGTACCAGAAGTCACTTGCAAGCAAGAATGAAGAGTTTGTCCGCAGGCTGGCAGAACTTGGAATCCCGGTCATAGATGAAAACATAGCATTGGCACAAGGCGATTCTGACAAAAATCATAATACCTATATCAGAATCAATAACTTTGGTGGCTATTCTCAGGCAACACTTGTGTGCGAAGGCTCTGACCTTTTATTCATTGAGTTCGGAGCGGGTATTTCGTATAACACTCCTGCAGGAACCAGTCTACATCCCAAAGGGCAAGAATTTGGATATACAATCGGTTCATACGGGCAAGGAAACGGAAAGAATGAATCGTGGGTTTATTTTGCCGATTCTGGCGAATGGGTACGCTCTTATGGTACCGAAGCCACTATGCCGGTATATAAGGCAAGCGTGAAAATCATGCAGAGTATTAGGAAAATTGCAAAAGAAGTGTTTGCATCATGAAAGTTAATACCTGATAATACTGAATAATACCTCTGTCTTTGATATACTATAACATATAAAAGCATCTACCTGAGCGGTGGGTGCTTTTTTCATGCTCAAAAGGAGGTGCCCTATGCCGACTGTTATCTATCCTCCAGTAGAGGAAGCACTTTTACGTTGGAGCAAGATTGTTGGAGCATTTGTCGGCAAAGGCAATTACTCCATGGAAAAAAGTCAGACAATAGCGACAGACAAAAAGAAATATGCCCGGTTGTTTTTGATGGGAAATCCAACACAATCATCTAGCCTTGATGGAAGTGAATGCGCGACTGTGCTTTCGTTTCAAACTGAGAGCTACGCATCAGGTGTAAAAGCCTTGTCAACAGCGTACGAAATCGACAGTAAGAGTCATGAAGCCATGATTTCTATGGGATTCCGAAGAACATACGGGCCGGAAGAAGTTGCAAACTCCGAAAAGAGTTTTAAACGAATCATAAGCCGGTACAGCAGAATTTACACCGGGCAATTATTGGAAGCGTAACAGCTTCTATTTTTTATACCAAAAAGAAAGGAGAGTGTCCTATGAGTAAAGATAAATTACAATGGCTGAAAGCTGCGGGAATCAGAGCTGTTAAGACAATTGCTCAAACAGCAGTTGCGACAATCGGAACCGCAACAGTCCTTGGAAGCGTTGACTGGAAGATGGTCGTATCCGCGTCCGTTCTTTCCGGTGTTTTATCCTTGCTTACATCTGTAGCAGGGCTTCCAGAACTGAAAACAGGCACAGATGAATAGAAAGGACGGTGATCCTTTTATCTCCCGGACACAGGGTTACGTGTCAGAGCCGACAAGGCTCTTTTTTATTGTGATTTTATAGCTGAAAAAGCAGAAAGGAGCCGAATATGGCAGCAAAAGGAAATATAGCAGGCGTAAGTACCGTTGGTTCGCTTACCGGATATGCAGTTGAAACAACAGCAGGTACTAAACCGACAACTTTCAAACTTCTCCACAGAATTAATGCTTCTGACGAGATCAAAATTGATGTAGAGACAATTGACGCTTCTGCACTTGAAGATGAAGTCGAAAGAACTATTGCAGGACGTGGTTCTACAGGTGGTACATTCAACGTAACTGTGAATGTAACTGATGAAACTATCGCTGAATGGGAAGCCTTAATCAGCGAATATAAAACAGGAAAAACAGATGGAAAATCCATGTGGTATGAAGAATACTTCCCGTCTCTCAAAAAAGCATTCTTCACCAAAATCGAGCCGCCGACAATCATTCCTAAACCAGCAAGAGATCAGAACGGCCTGTTAACCGTTGAAATGTCTCTTACTATCAATGAATACGTTGGACCGAGTGAAGCGGTAGTTCCAACTGAAAGCGAAATTTAAACATATTTGGGAGGACAAATAATATGTATAAAGTTTTAAGAATCGGCGGTAAAGACTACAAACTTGAATATGGAATTGAAGCATCACTGTTTGATGATTGTGTGAAATCCGTAATGAACATGCTGGTTTCCACAAGCGGTGGAACGGACAGGAGCCTTAAGGAAATGGTTTCTGGAATGAGTAGTATTCCAAATACTGCACTCAATGCGTTTTATGCTGGATTACTTCAATATCACGGCAACCATTCTGACGGTGATGGCACTGTCCCGGATTTAGATACCGCCAAAAAACTTGCAGCACAGTATATGGCTGAGCATAAAGATGATGAACAGGGAAACTTCTACGGTCTGTTTTCTATGTGCATTGAACAGATGGAGGAAGATGGTTTTTTCAAATTAACCGGTCTGGAAACGTTCATGGACAACATGAATGCGGCAATGGACTCTGTGAAAGCGAAGAAAGCGCCGAAGAAACCGACAGATCATCTGAAAAAAGCTACAGCGAAATAATCTGGGATGAATTATACCCAATGGCTGTGCGTATTGGGATGTCAAGAAAAGAATTTCTCAGAAGTACCCTGAAAGACCTAAGAATCCGTATAGAACAATATGGAATCTTAAAGAACGAAGAAATTCAGTCGCAGTTAATAAACATGGACTATCAGTCGTGGCTGACCGGATTGTATGTGAAAACAAGTATTTCATGTGCATTGTTCCCACGAAAGGTTAGTTACCCGAACAGACCAATTACGCAGGAAAAACAGAATAATTGGGTTGAACACAATCCAGATATGCCAAAGAAATCAGAAGCAGAACTAAGACAAGAAGAACGTTACTACGAACTTCTTATCAGGCAGGCAAATGCAAATATATCTGAAATAGGTAATAAAGAGGGCAAGCAGGATGAATAGTAGTCTTGCTTGCCCTTTATTTTTTTGAAATAAAGGAGGTGCTTATATGCCTGACAACACAATAGATAGCCTTGCGATAGAGGTCAGCAGTAACGTATCAAATGCAAGTAAATCCATTGATGATTTATGCAATAAACTGAATCGTCTGAGTAGCCGTATGTCTGAGAGCATCAAGTATCTCAGAGACTTTTCAGCTTCCGTCGGTACGGTCAACTCTGCTGTTCAAGCACTTAAATTGGACAGGCTTGATTTATCAACGATAAACAGTCAATTGCAACAGTTTACGCAGTCCATGAGTGCGCTCGGTAGCCTGAACTTGAGAAATAACGGATTAAACTCATTCGTAAATGCAATCCGCAGATTGAACGAAACATTAAATTCCACAGGTGATGTGTCTGGAAAGATTCAGGGCATGATTTCTGAATTATCTGGTCTTAGCAATATTCCAGACGTATCAAACAATGTGAACCGGTTTGTTTCTTCACTGGCAAGATTGGCGAATGCAGGCACAAAAATTGACCAGACTACATCTGGAATAGGAAATCTCGCACGTCAATTGAAAAAGGCAGCAAGAACGCTTTCGAGTGCAAGCGAAATTTCCGAATCCGTTAACAGGTTCACACAATCAATAGCGCAACTTGCAAATGCGGGAAATAAAGCCGGACAGACTGCTGGAAATCTCGGAACTCTTGCCAAAGAATTAAAAGATTTCTTTGAAACCATGAAAGACGCTCCTGAAGTAAGTGAAAATATAATAAGAATGACAGAAGCTCTTTCACGTCTGGCATCGTCAGGCGGAAGAATTTCTACTGCAACAAACACAGTTTCAAATTCATTTAGCAAGCTTTCTTCTATTGTTAGAGGAATTTCTTCATTGCTTAGTAATGGTGTGAATAAAGCCAAAAGCGGGATAAATTTCTTGGTTTCAGGATTTTCAAACCTTATAAGTAGTAGTAATGGATTAGAGTCAGCAACTTCAAATGTCGGTTCATTTATAAAAACTGTTCTAGGCTTAAAAACAGCTTCTTTGGCTATGAGCAAATTTAATCAGGCTATGAACGGGAAAGGGATTATGGAACTCGGTTCCGACATCACAGAAGTTGAGAATATTGTTGATGTAGCTTTCGGAAGCATGGCTAACAAAGCTTATGAATTTGCATCAGTAGCCACAAAGCAATTTGGATTATCTGAATTAGCTGCAAAGAATTACACAGGAACTATGATGGCAATGTTGAAATCTTCTGGCGTAGCGCAAGATTCTGCCGCGGAAATGTCAACAACACTTGCAGGATTAGCCGGCGATTTAGCTTCTTTTTACAACATTGACATTGATACTGCATTCTACAAAATTCGTGCCGGTATCTCAGGTCAGGTTATGCCTTTAAGACAGTTGGGTATAAACCTTTCAGTAGCCAACTTGGAAGCGTATGCTCTGTCCCAAGGAATCACAACTTCATACAATTCCATGACACAAGCACAAAAGGTCATGCTTAGATATAATTACCTCTTGTCAGTTACAGGAGATCAACAAGGAGATTTTGCTAGAACTTCTGGAAGCTGGGCTAATCAGACGAGATTGCTAACATTAAATCTTCAATCTCTTTCCTCTGTTATTGGTCAAGGCTTAATATCAGCAATTCTTCCGGCTATTCAATCCCTTAATGCCTTTATTGCAAAACTTACAAAAGCAGCGGAGTCATTCCGTGATTTTATGTATGTTTTGAGTGGAAAGAAAATGAAAGGTTCTGCCAAAGGAGTTGTGAATGAATTTGCTGGATTTGATGATGCTTCCATGGATTTAAGCGGATTAAAAGATTCTGGCGACGATGCTTCCAGTGGGCTTGATAAGGCTTCGAAATCTGCTAAGAAATTAAAAGATTCTCTTTCACTTATGCCATTTGATGAGTTAAACGTGCTTACAAAGAATCTGTCAGATGATACGGCGAGTCTTAGCAATAAGAAAGGGAAGAATGGTGCTTCTGGTCTTGATGATTTGGGACTTGGTGACATTTCAGATCAACTTGATAGTGCTCTTCCAGACGAAGAAACACCGATCAATAAGTGGGCAAAAAAAATCCGTAAAGCATTTTTGAGTCAGGATTGGAAAGGGCTTGGAAAAACTATTGCTGATATGATAAATATTGGCTTGCAAAAGGTCTACGATGCAATCAATTGGAAAAAAGTCGGACCAAAGATTACAGAATTTTGTAAAGCATTCACAGAGACTTTCAATAGCCTTGTGGATAACATCGACTGGAATTTGTTTGGAAGAACAATAGGAGCCGGGTTCAACACCGTAGTCAATACGCTAAACCTGTTGATTACCGGGATAGACTGGTATAACCTCGGGAAGAAATTTGCAGAAGGTATCGGCGGACTGATTGATGATGTAAATTGGAATAATCTAGGACAACTCCTAGGAAATAAATTCATGCTCACATGGGAAATATTCAGAGGGTTTGTTGATAATCTCCCGTATTCTGATATTGGAAAATCAGTGGCAGACGCTATGAACGGTATATTTTCCACCATTTCTTTTTCGAATATTGCAGATACATTATCCACCGGGCTGAATGGTGCTTTTCAAGCGCTTCTCGCATGGACTCAAAGTTTCGACTGGCAACAGTTTGTTGACAATATTTCCAGTGGAATAAGCGCTTTCATCACTACATTTGATTGGACACAAAACGGGCAGTCATTAAATGCGTTCATTTCAGACTTGCTAGATGCGCTTATTAGTATTTCAGGAAAAGTAGACTGGGAGGAATTTGGAAGAAATATTGGAACGTTCCTGAGCCAGATTGACTGGGGGACAAATCTACAGAAACTTGGTACGGTGTTACTTGACGTTTTCGGTGGAATATGGTCAGGGCTTGGCGAGACATCTGCCGGTAAGTTTGTAGAAGCTGTCATAGGATTTGGAATCGCCGCAAAATTACTTCCTGTTGTTACCAGTATCGGTTCTGTATTTGCTTCTACTGCATTAGCAAGCAAAATCACAAGTTCTGTTGCAAATGCCTTTTCTGGAGCAATTGGATTATTTCAGGAAGGTGGTATTGTTTACGAAGCGTTCTTTTCGGCGTCTACTTCACTTGCAGGCGCCTTATCATCTTTAACAGGCCTTTCAGTTCCAGTAGGAGTTGCCGCCGCAGGAATAGCAGCAGCTGTAGCAGGCGTTATAGCTTCGATTGTTGATCTTTGGAATACATCTGAGTCTTTCAGGAACACTGTTGGAATTGCATTTGAGAAAATCAAGGATAGTATTGTTGGAGCTTTTGAAAAAGTCAAAACTGCAATATCACCGCTCGGCGAAGCGTTTGTTAATCTCGGAAGTCAATTATACAATTTCTATGCCAACAGTGGGTTAAAATCAATAGTTTCGTTCTTTGAAACATTGGTTGTATCAGTTGGCGGAACTGTTATATCAACAGGCATAGCTATTTTAGGTGACGCATTCTCTGGATTAATTAGTATCTTACAAAGCGGAATAGACGTGATTTCCGATGTGTTTAAAATCATAAATGGTTTTCTTACATTAGATTTTAGCGAAATCGGAGAGGGATTCGTGAATTTAGCTTCTGATATTGTTGGAGCTTTCGAGAATATTCTTGGGAGCATCTGGGACATCGGGACAAATATTATACTCGGACTTTTTGGCGGCGTAAAAGATGCTGCCAAAGACATTGGAGGATGGTTCAAAGAAAATGTTGTTGATAAAATTATCAGCAATGTAAAAAATCTTTTTGGCATTCATTCTCCGTCTACGGTATTTGCTGATATTGGTGGATATTTAATAGAGGGCTTAAAAGATGGAGTAAGCAGTGCTATGCAAGGTGCTCTTGATGTGTTTACCAATCTCAAAGAAAACATAACAGGAATTTTGGATGGCATAACTTCAAAAGTTAAATCCTTATGGAATAAAATCACCGGTAAAGATCAAGACAGCTCAGGTTCTACATCTAATACTAAAAAAGTAAGTGGAACCACGACTGAAAATTATGAAAAAGTTGCAAAAGATGTAAAAGAAAAAGTACACCAGATGCGTCTTGATACGGTAGCAGAGCTTACCCTCATGGACACAAATGTCAGAACTCATTTTACAACTCAACACGATATTATGGTTGCCAAATGGAAACAGGCAGGAGAAGCGATTGTATCATACATAAATGGTACAATGAAACTGAATGTCTCAAAAGCTATGAATGGTGTTGTTGACGTAGTTTTAAACTCTATGAGAAGACTCTATACAATTGGATGGAATGCGATTATTGGTTTAAATAACGGAATGATTGCCGCAGCTAACCAACATCTGTACAAAAACGCAGAAGCAATTGCTCACAACATAGAAAACAGGCTTCGGAGTGCTTTAAAGATTCATAGCCCGTCGCAGGTAATGATGGAACTCGGCGGATTCACCGTTGAGGGATTCCAACTCGGTATGCAAAATATGCTTCCAAAAGTCGAATCCACCATCAATGATATAAGTGCCGAAGTGCAAAAAATCAATACACCAACCGCAGACATTATCACAAAGAGTGCGTCCTATCAGGAAGTAAAGAGCAGAATGTCAGTTGATACAGATGATTTTGTGGATGATATTCGAAAAGAAATCATGGCAATCAGTAGCAACACGTTCGACAACAACCAGATGATCGGGCAGGCGGTCAAAAGCGCCCTGAACGGCATGGCAATCTATGCAGACGGACATCTGATTGGATATCTGAAAGAAGAAAATCAGCAGTTCAGAAACCGTAATGGCTACGGAATATTTGAAGGGTAGGTGATAGAATGAGTGACTTTATTGCAGGAAGTAGTTTCAAAGGTTATTTTTTAAAGTTCGGGGGAAGCGTTCTCCCGAACAAATTCTTAGCCTACAATGATTACTCCGCAACCCCGAATCAGAGAACAGAGATAGAAGCATACAGGGACTTGAACAATCTCTTGCATAGGGACACAAGCCCGAATTTTAAGACTAAAATAGACTTCAACACGCGCCCTATGTGGTTACCAGATAAAATTGAGATGCAGTCTGTTTTCAAAGCAGGCTTAGTCAATAAGGCACAGCGGAAATACAAAGTTACATACTGGGACGACGAAGAAAACACCTACAAAACAGGTGTTTTTTATATGCCTGATATTGAATACAAGCCTATCAGAGTTGTAGGAAATAATATTTTGTACAATAAAATCAGAATTGCACTGATTGAATACTAACAATCAGAGTGCATGGGTGTCACAGCTCATGTGCTCTTTTATTTTATAGACGGGAGGATGATTATGGAAAATACAGTATCTTTTGATAGCTTATTGAATACGACGGCCGGAATGACTGCTGTTGTTAACAACACGAAACACGACGATGATGTAGTTAACGTCACAGGCGTTGATTGGTTTACTTATGCGGGCAAGACTGCAAGCACCATATACGTTTCAGGGAACAATTTCATTGGATTTGGGCAAAAAGCCGAACAACTCAAAATCTGGCGCAGGGATGGTGCGGTTTATTATGTGTACCGGCAGGAAGGAACACTTACGTCGGGAAAAAGATTCCTCAAAATCAGGGTTGAAGGCTATGTGTATTATTCAAGCACTTCTTCATCGTACGCACTGAAATACGAAGTATTCTTAATAGAGGGACAGACTCTTTTTGTCAATGTTATTCAGAGGCCTACAAGCAGTTCGTACACCGGCACATCATCAATCACTGACGGTAAAACCACAACAAATCTGAATATTTCTGTATCTTCTACGGTACCGATTTCGATTTTGGCCAAAAATGCGGGCATATCTCAGGAGATTTCTTATGAAAAATATTCTGATTTAATAATCGCCAGTATATCTGTGTCAAAAATGCCAGATAAGACTATGTATTATCAGAAAGAATTTTTTGATAAAACAGGTCTTGAAATATCAGGAACAACAAGCACAGGAGAAACAGTCAGTGTCACAGATTACGAATTATCGGGCTTTGACAGCAGTTCCGCAGGTGCAAAGACCATAACCGTTACTGCATCTGGCAAAACCACAACGTTTGAGATTACTGTCTCAGAAGCCTCTATCACCGCCATATCAGTAACTACTATGCCAACCAAGACAAATTATCACATAGGAAAAGAATTTGATTCTACGGGCATTGTGGTTACTGCAACGGCAAGTGATGGAAACACCATAGATGTTACAAAAGATTGCACGTATTCTGGATTTGACAGCAGTTCTCCAAAGCAATGTGAAATTACAGTTCATTACGGCAGTTTCACTTGTGAATTTGAAGTTGCGATTATGCAGCCAGAAAGCATTTCAGACATAGTAAGCTATAATAATGTTTATTTTGTGGGAGATACCACAAGTTTATCTGTTCGAAGTATAACCGTTAAGTACTCGGACGGGTCGGAAGTCGTAAAAAGTGGATATACTGTCGATAATACACTTGTTACAGAGGCTGGTCAAATTCCCATAAATATTAATTATTTCAACGTGGTAGGAACTAAAAATGTTACGGTGTATGACTCGTTTTCTGTACATATAGGCTCGCCGAATCACGAAGACGTAACAGCCGAATTTAATCTTGATGCAAACACACTTTCAATTTCTGGGACTGGAAAAATTACGATCTTACATGAAAATTCAGAACACCTTATAGTCCCCGACAGCCTATTTAAAAGATGCGTAAAAATTATTTTCAGTGATGGTATTACCGAAATTTCCGAGGGATTTGGCTATCAATTTGAAAGTTTAACACATATCGAATTAGGGAACACAATTACAAGTATTGCCGGTGGAAACTTTACTACTTTTTTTGGAATTAAGTTAGAGTTTCCTGCGAGTCTTAAAGCTATTCAAGGTGGCACGTTCAGTTCTTGCCCCAACCTAACAGAGATTGTTTTTCATGAAGGCTTGCAAGAAATTCAAGGTGGAACATTAAACGGATTTCAATCGTTGGATAGTGTTGTTTTTCCATTATCATTAAATTTACTATCATCTGGTGCTTTTGCAGGTGCCACAATAAATAATGTAGAAATTGGAAGCTCAGATTCCACGATTAATTCATCTGGAATCTATATTCCAAGTTGCAAGAATTTGATGATTCGAGGCGGAACTATTGATGGAACGGGTGGTACGAAAGCGCTCTCTATACTCGAAAATCTTACATTAAAAAGCACGGTTAAGTTTACTGGGGCATCACAGTTTACGCCATGCTTCTATGCTTTAAAAACAGTCACTATCGAAAATGGAATAGCAGAAATACCAACATCATGTTTTGCAAGTTGTAGTAAAATCACAGAAATTGCCATTCCTGCAAGCGTTACAAATATTGGAGATAATGCGTTTTCCGGTACTTCACTTAAAAATCTGGTAATTCCTGACGGTGTTCAAACTATTGGTACTCAGGCGTTTTACGGCACACAACTCACAAGTGCTACTATTCCTGCAAGCGTTACATCCATTGGAGCAAATGCTTTCAGCACGCCTGTAACAACAAGTGTCACTCTGAACAAAAAAACAAACGAAATTTCCGGTTCCCCGTGGGGAGCGAGAGGCATAATCACATGGTTAATCCGGGTAACCAGACTTGAAGTTACTCATATGCCAACCAAAAACAGATATTTCGTAGGCGAAACTTTTGACAGCACAGGGCTCATAATTGCCGCATATTACAACGATAATACGTCCGAACAAGTAACAGGATATACCTTATCAAGCCCAGATATGTCAGTATACGGAAATAAAACTGTAACGGTTACATTCGATGAAAAGACTGTAGATTTCAGTATTCTTGTGGTAGACATTTCTGGAATCGAAGTAAAAACCATGCCTGCAAAAATCGAATATCCAAAAGGAGGTGCATTCGACACAACTGGATTGTCCATCCTTGTTAAATATACTGATGACACATCAGAAATAAAGACAAGCGGATTTGAAGTATCTGGCTTTGACAGTTCATCTGTTGGTGAAAAGACAATCACAGTAACCTATAAAACCCATACCGCCACTTTCAAAGTGACTGTATATGACCTTTCTGGAATAAGAATCACAAGCTTTCCGTCCAAGGTCTACTATAAAATCGGAGAATCATTTGACCCATCCGGGCTGACTGTTGCAGAGATAAGACAGGACGGAACCGAGAAAGAAATTACAGATTATGACATATCTGGATTTGATAGTTCCACCGCAGGTTCCAAGACTATCACGGTTTCTTATAATACAACAACCAACGGCGTTTCCAAATTTATCGGCTCTGATAGCTTTCAAATTAAAGTCACGAATGACGGAAAGAACCCATTCGACGATAGTTCAAGTGGTGGATCTGGCGGTGGTTCCGGTGATGTTGAAGAAGAAAAAACCGAGCCAATAAAAGTAACAGTACACTGGATTAATGGCGAATTTGCTGATCTTACAAATGAAAATATCGACCAGAATACGCTTACTTTGCAGGAGTCTATTTGTTCTGAAAGCTATTTCATTTTCGGCGGCTGTGTCTGCAATCAGATAACGTTTCAGGCTCACCACGATCAGTTTAATGGCACTTCGGAAGAATTTTACCCGTCTGGAAAAATCGAAGTTTACATTGAAAGAAAAGGAACAAAAATCAAAATTTTCACAGGTGAAATCGACAGTGCAGAGCGAAAAGCAAACTCCCTGACACGTAATTTTATTGCATACGATTATTTGTATAAATTACGAAATACTGACATTGCACGATGGTATAAAAACCAGACGACTGATAAGAAGAAAAAGCTGACTCAAAAGCAATTCAGGGATAAATTATTTGAGTTTTTAGGACTTGAGCAGGTCAGTACAAAGCTGCATTGGGACGACACCTATGTGCCCGATACGAATAACTCAAATGAAATGAACGTAGTAAATATTCTGAAAGATTTATGCTTGCAGAATGACCGTTTTGGTTGGATGAATAGGGATGGAAAGTTCGAGTATTTAAAGCTCCGCCAGAACAGCTACAGATACGGACAAACCACCGGTAATCAGAACATTTATAAATACTACAATAACGAAGAAATACATCTTGATACGTTCAAAAGTTTTAACGCAAAAGAGGGCAGAATCTGGTTCCCAAATGTTATATTTTGTGACCCCGACCCGAATAGAGCTTTTGGATTTACGCAGGGCGATTACACAGCACAGGAAGCATATGACAATAATGTCTATTACAACAGAAACAGCTTCTTTGTAGGAAATGAAGACTGGTTAAATTACGTTTGGGATGCAGATGAATATGGCGGTATTTCAAGGGCTGAACCGATTATGAAAATCTGCTATGGCGTATTCGTAAATCAAGATTTACGGAAATATTACCGTGCGCAGGGATATACCGCCGAGGTTCAGGGAAACCCACTGAACATGGTTGGACAGGCAGTCGAACTCTACTATAAGAAGCAGATTCAGCACGACGATCAGGAGCCTACAGAACTGCAATGGTACGTTCATTCATACATCATGAGCAGGACGCTTAAAATCGGCGCTACAGACATGATTGACACCTATTCTGCCAATAATGCACCGTTTAATAGCAACAGTCAGCAGTTAGGAAAATATACTCCTGAAATATCTGGAACGGTCAATCTTACTCGCTCAGAAATGCCGACAATCAGTTATGCAGAGTTTACAGATGGTTCGGATTCCGAATTTTCACCTGCAATGATTGACGATTTTACAGACGGTTCTGGTGGTTCTGGCAGTACTTCCGAGCAGTTAAAAAAAGCACAATTAAGGTGCGTAAAGCGAATAAAAAAAGCTGATTACGACGCTCTGGTAGCCGCAGGAATCGACCGAACAGACACATTGTATTTCACATTCGAGGAGGAGTAATAGATGATATATAAGGCGTTTTTGAACAGACAGGAAATCACTGGGTTTCCTGTCAAAGGTAAAGAAACAAGTGAGATATGGGGTGGAGATACATTGCTGTGGAAAAAATCTGGTGGCATTAGAAAGAATATAGTTGATTATGCCGCAATCGACAAATGCACAACAACCACAGGAGCTACATTAGTTAATTTAATTTATGGTTTCAAAGGAACAGGAGGCGCGATCAGTAATAAATTCGCATTTTTTGTTGGCGGAAATTCAATAGTCAAGATAATATATGATTTTAGCAACATAATGCAAAACGAAGCAGGTTTTGCGGTAGCATATAAAAACTATTTTTATATCCTTCATACAGACGGGCTTTTTGAAAATATCAAAGACTTTTATAAGTACTCTGACAAGGGAGAACTTATTTTCCATTATTCAAATTCCGATAAAGTTGAAAAAATGTTTTTTCAAGGGTTCTATGTTGGAGATGATGATACTTTTTATTGTATATTTTACAATCAATTATCATCCTCATATACGCCAAGACCAGATACAAATGTTTCTCCGACTGTGTATGAATATAAAAACGGAAAAAACATCGGAAGCAGAAAAATCGAAAAAATATCTTGCAAACCTTCGTCGACAGATTATGTTTCAAATCAATACAAAATATCCGGAAAAATATTCCTTGAATCAAACCGCTTTCTAACTCCGTATTCCGAATATCCGTTCATACAAGCTTTATTAGAAGTGAAATCAGATAAACTGATATTATTTTCCGGAAGAGATTCTGCTTCATATGTGTCTTTGGGGGGATATAAAGGCTTTGTATATATGACAGGAAAACTTGATAAAGATTATGGTGCGTATGTACACAAATATGACGGAGAAAATTACAGTCTTGTTTATTCTGCATGGCAAGACACTGATGCTTCTTTAGATTGGAGAAACTGGGGTATGCGTATACAGACTCCTTGCGCATTTTATGCAAATAATATGTACTTTATATCAAGCCCTGATTCACATAATTCTAAGTATCCTTATGGTGTATACAAGCTTAATTTAACAACACGCGGAACGCCCAAACTAATATACGAAATGAGCAAAAGCGAGAAAATAACAAGAATATTTTACGGCAAAATAGAAGCTTCATACACTTTTATTGGGGCTGTTTGCCTTACAATTGTCAATAATAAACTGTATGTGCATAAGCAATTCAATGTCGATAAATACAGTTCGGATGTTTACAGCCTAGTGTATTCCATAGATGAGGTACCACTGTAAAAACGAATAAAAACCCCAAATAAGAGCGCATTTTCCTGAAAAATTCAAATAAGCCCTTATTCGCTCAAAAACCATCAAAATCTCAGTCCTGACCGTACTAAAATGTAACTATATCGAAAATAAAAAATGAATAATTTGTAAAAGTAAATTTTGCTTGTTTTCAGAATAAATCAATCATCTGAGAAAATAATAAAAACCAGAAATAAATATTCTGTCAACGAGCAATTTTCGTTTACATAATATCTCAATGTAACGTTACAATAACGTTACCAGTAACGCAATGTAACGCAATAGAATAAGAATAAGAAATAGAATAAGAATATAATTAATATATATACAAGATATATATTAATCGTCGAATAAGCACTATTCGACCCAGACATTCTTGATTCGTTTCAGTCCAAGGCAAACCATTTTTATCAGCAACTCCGTATTTGACTCATATAGCGATTTTATGTGCGATTCGATAAAATCCTCGAATGATATATAAAAATTGATTTTAGGGGCAAATGCGGAGCTTACAAGGCATATTTAGCAGAAAGGAGCAACGCGATATGACAAACGAACAGAAAGCAGTTCTCAGGAAGATTATTTATGCAGTCGAAACCGGTGGACAGGTTTACGGACAGCAGGATTATTCGGACTTCACAGAAGCCTATGAGAATAATTCAGATGAACACGCAATTACAATCGGGGCAGGAGCATGGTACGGAACCGAAGCCAAGACACTTTTGGAACGAATTTACGATGCCGACCCGGAACAGTGGGAGAAGATAGACAAGGTCAGACTTCTGGAACAAGTTCAGACCGCAAACTGGGAATGCTTTAATATTTCCAGAGTGTCACAGCTTGCCGATACCATAGTTGCCCTTATTTCGTCCGATTTGGGCGTTAAATGTCAAGATAGCCTTATGGATGAACAATTAGCCACCTATGCAGAAGAAGCCCTTAAACAGGGCGTTACGGACGCTAGAGCGCAAGCTATGTGTGTGAACTTTAGACACCAAGGCGGACAGGGAGCAGTAACGAGGATTCTGGCAAAGACTCAGAAGCCATATACGCTCGATAATCTCTATGCAGCTTGTCAGACGGACACAGGGAACCAAGTTGGGGCATACGAGAGCAGGCAGAGATTTGTTTATGACGCATTAAAAACATATTTTCCAGAAAGTGAGGAAACAGGCATGAACGCAATTGATAAATTAATCCAGATCGCAAAGAATGAAATCGGATATCTTGAAAAGGCAAGCAATAGTCAACTTGATAGCAAGACGGCAAATGCCGGAGAAAACAATTACACAAAATACTGGCGAGATATTAAGCCGGATTACCAAGGACAGCCATGGTGTGCTGCATTCGTTTCGTGGTGCATGATGAAAGCATTCGGATTAGACACAGCAAAGAAACTTTTGAAACACTGGCCATACGTTTATTGCCCGACAATGGCGGATTTGTTTACTCTGAACGGCAATCCAAAAGTCGGAGACATTGTTATTTTCTACAGAAACGGAGAATTTACGCATACTGGAATCGTAATAAAAGTGTCAGGAGATCGGTTCTGGACAGTCGAAGGAAATACTTCTGGTGGCTCTACAATTATCGCAAATGGTGGTGGTGTATGCCAGAAAAGTTACTATAACAGCAACCTTCCCGGAACAAAATTCTGCACTCCAAATTACAGTTTAGTTAAAAATACAACGTCAGTTTCAGACTCAGATACAACCAAAAAGCAGAACACCAGAGCCTATATTGCACAGATCAAAAAGGACACAAAATGCTATACAAAATCAAACAAAAACAGCCCGTCAAAGCTGTTTCCAAAACTGAAAAAAGGTGCAGTTGTAGAGGTGATGAAGTACACAGAAACCGACAGCTCGGGGCTGAAATGGTACTTCATCCGCATCCCTTATCCGAACGATGATGGGTTCGTTTTTGAATTTGTTCCAAAAGGAACGTTTATCAGAATCACAGAAATTTCTAAATGACAGTTGTAATATAATCTTTATAATGCTATAATAAATGTGTTCGATATAGTAGTTCGTATTGCAAAACCCTTTTATTTATTAAGTGTTGAAAATGAAAATGACCGCCAATTACTCCTTCCCGGGTTGGCGGTCATTTTGCTGTCAACTTATGTAATTTTCATATTTTTCTTTGATTTCTTTTGACCCATTCTGTCTTATCTGGACAATGTCCCCAGAATCCATGACGAAATTATCACCTGCCGACTGGATGTGATCCATGTTCACCAGATAACTCTGATGGCAGCGCAAGAATCGCTTATCAGACAGCTTTTCTTCCAGATCGTTCAGCTTACAAGTGGTCACGAAACATCGGTTATTTGTAGCAAAAATATGGCAAACTCTTGCCTGACTCTCGACGTACTCAATTTCATCGTATTTGAGCCGGTTTATCTGCCTGCGGAATTTGAATGTCAATGTTTCATCCCTCATCTGCGACAGGACCTCGTCAATAGCCCGGTATATTCTGCCGTATTCCTTGCCCTTGACCGCATACTGCATAGCACCGACGTCAAATGCTTCTTGCAGATGAGAATCGTCGGCTGTCCAGAAAATAATCTTTCCATCGTATCCGACATCTCGGAGCTGGTTCGCAATCTCCAAACCGTTCTCATTTTCCAGAATCATATCCAGTACAATTACATCGTACCATTTACCCTCTTTCACATCTTCAACAAGTGGATAACCTGCTGAATACTCGCTGATTTCATAGCGATAATCTCTTTTGCGCCGTAAGAATCCCGATACGCACTCTTTAAACAAGTCAACTTCAAGCTGGTTATCGTCACATATGGCTATTCTCATATGCGCACCCTCCTTTCGTAGTCTCAATTTGTCAAAATACGCCATGATTTTGACAGTACACACATTTTTCTTTTTGTTTGTGGTATTATTGTCCCACAAACAAAGTGTAGCACTTGAAATTGTTAGTGTAAAGCATTAAAGTTTGACATAATTCGAAAAATATGGTTTCTGTGTCCGGGAGGATGTGTGGATAGAGAGACTGCCTGCGAGAACGACAGGCAAAAAGAAAGAGGGGCGGTTGCCCCTCTTGTTTATTTCGCTAAATATAAAACTGAAACAGTATCTATTTTTACGCACATTCCATTCTCTAACGGTAGATTCCCAATTTCACTGGAATACAAAGAATTAATGCTTTCTAAGTCAGAACCAAGACTTTCTTTATATTTTTTTGAAGCGACATGGTATTCTTCTGAATGTTCGTAATCATCATTCTTATAATCATCGTAGCTGTCATATACGCTGATAATTCCTGCTCCGTCGGTTATTGAAAAGGTGTACTTTCCGGCAGGAATATCTTCGCCAATAATATAAACACCTGGATTTAGCCTGCCGGTATCATCAAGAGATTCGTTTTCCTGAGAATCAGAATTTTCACTTTCTACATCTTTTAAAACAGCTTCTTTTAATTTAGTTCCGTCTGAAAGGCGCGTAATTGACAGTGAATCATCCCAAATTGAGCAAGCCAGAGTATCATTTTTGAAATTCCAAACGTTTGTTAGAACTACTCCATCATAACCACTTTTATAGAAATCGTCAGTAACATAATCATAATCATACCAATCCTGCTGAGATGCGTCCGACAATACACCGGAAACCTTTGAAGCAAATGTGCCAACTTCATCATCTGGCACGTTCTCACTTATAACGACGCTTAGATGCAAGGATTTAGTGTTTTTGTCAATCACACATTCAGATGCTTCGACAAATCCATCTTCGCCATTGATCTTATTAAGCATTTCATTAATGTTGTCAAAGGAAGTAGCACTGGCATTGACAGGCGAAATGCATAAAAAAGCACACATCGTTATAATTCCACAAACTCTCTTTTTCATAAAACCCTCTTTTCTGCTAAAGAAATCTCATATACTGCACTGCAATAAAAACTACTTCAATGATTCCGACAATAATTCCGAACCATGAGCCAATATGCCTATATTCCTCTTTCTTTGTGCCAATATCTACTAATCCTACAATTGCTCCTGCCAGAGCCAGAGGAAACGACAGGATAATTGGCAACGGAAGAATGAATGCCACACCTGCCAGAATACAGGAGATGACACTCAGGGTTGAATCCTTTTTCTTTTCGCCCTTGCTCATACAATCCCCTCCCTTGTTAAAATTTTACAATATTATACCACCTCATGCAAATTGTGCATAGTAAAATATTAAAAAAATAGATTGTTTTTGCAGAAAAATTCCATGATTTTATACTTGCCAGAAAAACTATACAAATTCGTGCTATAATGCGTGATATATTTTTAGAAAGAGTTGGTAGTAATGGAAAAGAACAGATACAGGATAGTCGTATTCATCCTGATATTTTACGAAATATTCTGTGCGGTGCATATACCGTCGCATGATATAGCAGAACGCCACCACAGAGATGTGCAGATCACAAAGGAAGCTGCGGAACAAATTTGTTCCGCTCAGATGCAGGAGTTGAGCGAGATCAAGGAAATTTGCAATGTCAGATGTTATATTCGCAAAAGCATAATTTTCTTTGCGATTGCGAAGTTTGCCTACGAAATAACAAAAGTCCATGTGTATATTTGGCAGTTGCCAAGGGGAAATATCGGTGGTATAATAATGAAAACAAACTAATGTTCGGTTCTATTTCCCACAAGCCGGGCATATACTGTAATGTAGGTGGTAGTTGTGACAGGGAGGGCTATTTATGGATTATAAAGAGAAAATAATGGCTTTATTAGAAAAGGTTAAAACAGAAGGAACATTAAAACGGGTATATAAACTGTTAGAATATTTGTATTTAAAAGAAAAGTAAAAATAAAAGCCCCTGCGTTTACAGGGGCAAATTTGTTATTCTGTTTTTAAATCATCTGGAGAAGCCGAAAAATAATATTCGAACTTAGAACTATCATATTTTGGTCCTATCATTTCATTGATTTTGTCTGCAATGGCAGTTCCCATTTCTTCTCCAAATTCCGAATCCTCTACTTTAGTTTTCTTATACTCCGTAAAGATGTTACCCCACCAATATATATTTGGCTTTTGGACTATCCCTTAAAAACGCGCCCGCATTTTTTGCATTGATATTTAGTAGAAAAGAAGCCCCTGCTAATTATCTGCACATTGGCGCTCCGACAAGTGATTGCCGGGCATTTTATTTTTCTGGTAATTTTGTCGATAGTTTTTCTTTTTCTCATTTAAGTCCTCCTTGGTGATTTTTTATATATTATAATACACAAAGGACTGATAGTATAGTTAAAACGCAAAAAAAGACTGGGATTTTTACCCCCAGTCCTTTTTTATTAGTTGCTTTCTAATTCGGTCAAAATTTCTTCAAGCTGTTTCCAATGCTCTTCACTAAGCTTTGCGAATTTAACAAGGATTTTTTTTGCAAATTCATTATCCCCGGTCATTACCGAATCTACGATAGCCTGCGCATCGCCATCGTCGTCCATAAACATGTTACCGTCGCCGCTCACAAGCCAGTCATAAGAAACCTTATAAGTAGTACAGATCAATTTTAGAAAATCGTCATCTGGAACTGTTCTTCCAAGTTCTATATTTTCAATTTTACCACGGCTTTTTAAACCGAGTTTTTTTGCAAAGTCTTCTCTTGAAAGTCCTAAGTATTTTCGCAGCTCTTTCAACCGCTCGCCCATTTACCCACCTCCTTTCTTTATTTTATGGTAACAGTATAACATTTTTAAAATACGTTGTCAACGTAAAAATATTTAAAAACACGTTGACAATGCGTTATAGATGTGATATTATACGTTCATAACGTAAGAGAGGTGGAGGTGAACAAATGTCAGAAGAAAAGAGACAGCTTATCAGAGATGTAACAACACGAATCAATAAGCTTCCGGCAGATAAGCAACACTACATTTTGGGATACATGAATGGCGTTGCTGATACTGTTGAGAGTGATACTCAGAAAGAAGAAGCAACAATTAGAGATAGTAATTAGAGAGGAGACGATATTACGGAACAGTTAATACCTATTAATTACAGTAGTGAACAACCTACTGTATCAGCCAGAGAGCTGTATGCAGGGCTTGAAATTACAGACAGATTTTCGAGATGGTTTGAAAGAATGTCTGCATATGGTTTCACTGAGGGAAGCGATTTTACAAGCGTGAAAAGTTCCACACTTGTAAATAACGGAGCAGAAAGAGAAATTTCTGATTATCAAGTTTCTATAGACATGGCAAAACAGATTTGCATGATTCAGCGGTCAGAAAAAGGCAGACAATACCGACAGTATTTCATAGACCTTGAAAAAGCATGGAACACACCAGAACAGGTTTTTGCCAGAGCGTTGAAGATGGCAGACCAGACCATTGCGAAGCTGAAAGATTCGGTCAAGTCACTGTCAACGGAAATCAGTGTCAAAAACCAGATAATCGGCGAACTGAAACCGAAAGCCGACTACTATGATGAAATCTTAAAGAATCCGGGACTTGTGACCATTACCCAGATTGCTAAGGATTATGGAATGTCTGGGAAGAAGATGAACGATATTCTGCATGACATCGGAATCCAGTACAAGCAGAGCGGACAGTGGTTACTGTACAGCAAATATCACTGTATGGGCTATACACATTCCGAGACCGTTGATATCGTGAGATCGGACGGTAGACCGGATGTGAAGATGAATACTAAGTGGTCACAGAAAGGAAGAATATTTCTTTACGACAAGCTGAAAGAGAGTGGGATTCTTCCGGTGATTGAGCAGGAGATGACAAAATGATAAAAACTGATGAACTTCGAGGAATATTTGCGAAGAATAGAAAATCTCAGACGGACGTTGCCAAAATGCTTGGAATTACGCCAAAAACATTTTATGGAAAGATGCAGAAAGGAATTTTCAACAGTAATGAGATTCAGACAATGATTGATGAATTTCATATCGAAGACCCGATTGGTGTTTTCTTTGCTAAAGCAGATTAATCAGGAGGTGAGAATGTGAAGATTGCCGACGAAACAATTATCAAGTTTAAAAACGGAGAGACGTTGCGTGCCCCGGCAGAGGTGTATGAAAAAATTAATTTCGACAAACAGTCAATTGTTGAATACGAATGGAATGAAAACGGAATTAATAATAAAATTCAGTTTTCCCTTAAGGATGTGCTCTATATTGGCAGAACAACAAAGAGCACATCAGGGGAAAAGTCTAACGATTAAAAGTAGCGTCGAGATGGAGAACAATTATTTACTTTCTCTTTATCCAGTTCATTGAGAAAGTAATATTCATCGTGGGAATCCAGAAGATCAGCAAATTCTGCACGGTATTTGAAGTATCTCTGGCAGATATGAGGGTTGTCCAGGCTTCCCGGTAATTCAGCGCATAACTTAGCAACAGCCAGATCATGAGCGATTTGTAACTTATCCATAAAAACACCTCCTTTCATAATGAGAGTATACCACACAAAAAAAATGGAGGGACATAAAAATGGTAAAAGCATTAATTCTGTCAGCTCTGATCGGCGGTATGTCACCGTACTTGCCGTTCTGGAGATTTGACAGCGTATCACAGCCGGTTGCAGTAGCAATCGCAATGTTTATCTTATCATTCGTGGTTATTTACCCGGATGAAATTAAAAAAATCGGAGGAAATTAACAGTTAAATATAAATTATAAAATCATATAAGCATATGTTGAGTTTTATAAGATATTAGAGTGGAATATATTTCCAGGCATCTATAAATCTCAAGACTTATGGAGAAAAATTTGCAAGCTGACACTGAAACGTTAATGCAAATATGTACGGATACGTTAGTCCGGAATTTACGCCTATGGAGAGTACAAGAACTTGTGAGTAGATAGATATTTATATCATCAAAAGCATACTCGTTGAAGTAGGAATGAAACATAGAAGTTTATAACTTTTTATAAGTTTTCAGTAACGGAAAAGAGAGATGATTGAGACAAAAATGGGAGAAATCACACTTAAAGGCAGCAAAGCAGAATTAATAGCTGACTTAGCTGTTATCGTTCGAGGAATCAAGGAAACCATTATGGAAAATGGCAAAGAAACAGAGGAATCTGTGAAGCAGGAGATTAACGAAGCGGTCAAAATCGGACTGATGAACGAAGAAGAATTTAAAACTATTCAAAAAGAAAAAATCAAAGAAGTTGTAAAAACATTATTTGGTGATTTACTTGGAGGGCTTTTCGATGAAGATAAATGATTTTGATAAGACCGTAGATGAACTGTACCAGTTATGCCGGAGAGTTCAGAAAGAAACCGGCAGAACGGTAGCATTTCATTTTGCAAACTACAAGATCGGATGCAGCTTACACATCAACATATATAAGAAAGAATCATTAAGAGAGTTTGATATGTACAGCATTGTAGAGGGCGGTTGTCAGCAGGGAGAAAATGTGAAGAAAGTAACTGACCATTTGAACAAAATTTTGATGGACAACAAATGCCCGTATTGTGAGGAGGATTGCGATGGAGAAAGAAAATAAGATGGATTTCAGAGCAGAGACCGTAGCCGAGGAATACGCCGAATTAGTTGGCAGACTAAAGGCGTTCAAAGCATACCTCAACTCTGGCGAGAGCATAATCATCGACAAGAAATTATGTATCGCAATGTTAGGTCTCGACTCAGAATAAAAGTTGGCTCCACAGGTACCGACATACCACATGGAGCCGCGTATCTAACTTAATTTGGCTAAGTTAAATACAGGACAAGTATAACACACCTTCCTGTATTTATCAATAAATAATTTAGGAGGGCATTTTTTATGTCAAAAACACACATCCAGAACACAGAAACACCAACACTTGCAAGTGAGATTATTTCCGACCTTGAGAAAGAAAGACAGAAACTTAAAGCCGAAAACAAGAATCTCAGAGAAACAGTCGTAACACTCGGATTAATGCTGACAAGGATATTGAAAGAGGGTGATATACCACATGAAGATGCGTGACGAAAACCAGGTACTTTTATCAGGTGACATTCCGGCAGGGTTTGTATTCTCGCATGAAGAATACGGTGGAACCAAGATGTACGAGGGAAGAATGACAATATTTAGAAAGAGCACATCTTACGATATTCTTCCGATTATTGTGCCAGAATACATGATTTCAAGAGAAACAGAGCTGATTGCTAGTGTATATGGTGAAATGCGAAGTCGTACAGTCCGGGAAGATGGTAAGAAAAGCCTTACGGTATATGTAAGAGCAATGGAGATTCAGTACCTTGAAAGGTTGGAAGAACACGATGCAAACGAAGTTTATCTGACCGGTTACCTGATTAAAAAGCCGACAATAAAGATGATTGGCACAAACAACGACAGGAAGTTGGCAAGAATACTTCTGGCGGTAAACAGAAAGAAGAAAGCTGGATATACCAGATCAGACGCAATCAGTTGTTTATGCTGGGAGGAAAACGCAGATGCCGTAGAAAATCTGAAAAAGGGAACAAAAATCAAACTCCGTGGAAGATTCCAAAGCCGGGAACTGTGGTCTGATCAGAGTCAATCATGGGTAACAGCGTTGGAAGTATCAGTAAAAAGATTGGAGATTTTGTAATATGAAGAAAATCGAAGTAAGAGAAATTAGATTGACCGATTTTAAAGGTCAGCAGGAGAAAAGAATAGAGTTCGGTCACAGAACAGTTGTTTCCGGGAAGAACGGATGCGGGAAAACCACACTGGCAGACGCTCATATGTGGGAGTTTTGTGACAAGGACTACAGCTTAAAAAGTAACCCGGATATCAGACCGGATGATGGCAGAGAATGTCTTCCAAGAGTTGATAGTGAACTTGTAATTGATGGGAAGCCGGTAAGCGTAGCGAAGTTCCAGAAGCGCACAGAAAGTAAGCCAAAGGACGGAAAGCCGGGAAAGGTTGCATTATCAAACAAGTACGAAATCAACGGCGTTCCGAAAGCTGAAAGAGATTTTAAAGCTGATTTGAAAGAACGTGGGTTTGATTTTGATAATTTCCTTATGCTGTCTCACATGGAAATATTTACAGAGTTGAAAGATGCAGATGCCAGAAAGATTCTGTTCTCCATGTCAAACGGTGCCGGGAAATCAGATGTAGAGATTGCCAAGACGGTTCCAGACTGTTCCGAGTTGGTATCACTTCTGGAAACTTACAAGGCAGATGAAATCAAAGCCATGAACAGTGCAACTCTGAAAAAGGCAGAAGAACAACTAAAAGCCATTCCAAACCAGATTATCGGCATGGAGCAGTCGAAAGTTGATGCTGATACCGCCGAATTGGAATTGCAGAAGAATGCCTTGCAGGAACAGATTTCTGACCTTGAAAAGCAGATTGCGCAGGCAGGGAACGAGAAAGCCGGAGAGATTAAAGTAGAACTGACAGGGTTAAGAACCAGGCTGTTAGAAGCAGAATCAAGGGCTAAAGCAGACTCGTTAAAACAGAAATCATTGGTTTGCAACAAGATCAGTGCTCTTGAATTAGACAGGAACATTAAAACATCGGAGTTAAATAAAAAGACTTCTGCATTAGAGAGCCTGAGAGCACAGAAGAAAGAACTCCTTGAAAAATTACAGAGCGCCAGAACACAATATCCAAAAATCAAAGAGATGGAATGGGACAACACGGCTCTGGACAACATTGAATCTGAGACATTAAAGGACGCAGAGACCATTTGCCCGACTTGCGGTCAGAATCTTCCGCCAGAGCAGATTGAGCAGCTAAAGAGAAGATTTGAACAGAAGAAACAGGAAAGAATCAATCAGCAGTTGAAAGCTCAGGAAGAATGGGAACGTGACAAGAAACGCAAACTTGATGAAGTTATTCAAGTTGGCAATAAAGCGTCTGCCGATATGAAAGAAGCGCATAAGCAGGAAGAAGCTCTCACATCCGAGATTTCCAAACTGACAGATGAATTAGAGCAGATCAAAACTTCTCTGGATGCAGAAAATAAGAATCTGGAAGCCATACTGAAAGAACCAGGCTTATCAGGAAACGCCGAATATCAGCAGATTCTTGCTTCAATCAAAGAGAAAGAACAGGAGCTTAATTCTCTGGACGATGGCGAAGAAGCAAAGAAACAGCTTTCAGAGCAGTTATCAGGAAAGAAACAGGAATTGGCAGCAGTCAATCAGAAAATTGGAGAAGCTAACAACAACGTCCGAATTGACGAACAGATCGAGAAGCTTCAGGAAAGCCAGAAACAGTATGCACAGAATAAAGCTGGCGCGCAGATGATTCTGGATGAGTTAAAATCCCTGAGCATGGCGAAGAATACAGCCCTTGAAGATGCGGTAAACCAGTATTTTGACGGGGTTAAGGTGAAACTGTTCGATACGCAGAAAAATGGTGAAGTAGTAGATGCTTGCATCTGGTACGTGCAGGACAAGGATGGTGACTGGAAGAAACTGGTCGGGAACGCCAATACAGCCCTGATGATGAAAGGAAAAATTGCCATCATGGACGGTTTGCAGAAGTTTTACGGCGTGAGTTATCCGATATTCGTAGACTGTGCGGCAGAACTGGATAACAGCAGTCTGGCAGGCATTAAGGCAGATGCGCAATTGATATTCTTGAAAGTTACTGAGGGGGATATGACGGTAACGGAGATTTGAGAAAAGCGGAACAGCTAGGAACTTGTTTGGCGACAGCCTAGCTGCTCCACACAAAATATAGAGCAAACTATATTTGCTAATAGCATAACAGATAATTTTAGCTTAATCAAGCTACAGGTGATTTTGCACCTGCAAAGTGAGGAACGTGTTCACTCACTAGAACCCATGTGAATTTAATATTTGAGGTTTGACAGACCTATGAATTTACATGGGTACAAAACGCGAAAAAAGTATTAAGCGCATTCCCATAGGTTTGACAGACCTATGAATTTACATGGGCGAAAAAAATGAGCGAAAGTTAAAAGAGGGAAAAACATGGAATATACAACAATTACAAGAAAATATGCTCTGATTCCAGAGTTTAGCGATAAAAAAGAATGGCATAAAAAGGTTCATAATTTTACAATCATAAATTTATCTAAAAAGATCGAGTATTACAGTGAAAAAATTAAAAAAGAGAAAGACATCAAAAAGAAAAAGCAGATAGAAACAAAGATAAATAGCTTTAAAGAGCAGTTTGAATATGTCCAGAACGGCGGTGAGTTTACACAGAAAATGGTCAATGATTATACATACAATCTGGTAAGAATTGCAATGGAAGAAGAAGCAAGGCGAAAGAACTATATTCTTTCATGGATTTTCTCGGAAATGAGATTAAATAGAGTAGACCAGATGGAGAGCTTAAAGGATAAATTCAAATTTATCTCAGACACTATCAATTATGCCTATCGCAAAAAGGGAAGTAACAAAGGAAGTTTGTTTGACGATACAGAAATTAATTCTATATTAAATGCTTATGGAATTGCATGGAGCCAGGAACTCACAAAAGAAATTAAAGACCTTGTGAAGAATGGGGCATTAGAAGGAAAAGTATCATTAACAAATTACAAGATAGATTCACCATTTACGATTGCGAAAACACATTTTAGTTTCGACCATGATTATGATTCATTTGAAGAATTATGTGAACATATTGATGATTCTGATTGCAAAATGTATATGAACTATGGTGGCAATTGTCCTAACGGTGATAATCCAGCTTCAATCGCACGATTCAGAATCAATCTTGGGCATGGAAAGAATAAAGACGAACTGAAAGCTACATTATTAAAGGTGTACTCAGGAGAATACCAGTATTGCGGAAGCAGTATAGGAATCTCAAAAGGGAAAATTATCTTATTTTTAACAATGAAAACTCCGAAGATTGAAACCGAACTGGACGAGAATACAGTAGTTGGAGTTGATTTGGGAATCGCAGTACCAGCTGTGTGCGCTTTAAACAATAATCTGTACGAAAGAGAGTCAATCGGCAACGTAAAAGATTTTACTAGAGTAAGACAGAAGCGTCAAGCACAAGTAAAAAGGCTTCAAAAAGCACTTAAAAGCGCATCAGGTGGTCATGGCAGAAAAAAGAAAATGAAAGCACTTGAACGTGTAAAAAAATCAGAAGCGCATTTTGCTGAATCATATTGCCATTATGTTAGCAGAACGGTTGTGAATTTTGCATTAAAACACCATGCAAAATACATCAACATTGAGAATCTTAATGGATATGATACAAGCCAATTTATTCTCAGAAATTGGAGCTATTACAAATTACAGCAGTACATCACATACAAAGCCGAAAGATACGGCATCGTAGTAAGAAAGATTAATCCATGCTACACATCACAGGTTTGCAGTGTATGCGGGCATTGGGAAGAGGGACAAAGAAAGACGCAGGCATCATTTGAATGTGCGAATCCGAATTGCAAGAGTCACGAAAAGTATAAATATGGATTCAACGCAGACTTCAATGCAGCCAGAAACATTGCAATGTCTACCCTGTTCATGGAAACAGAAGAAGTTACAGAAAAAAAGAAAGAAGAAGCCAGAGAATATTACGGCATTCAAAAATAAAACACAGAGATGGCCAATCAGCCATCTCGCACCATACGAATGTATGCGGTTGATTTCGCAACCGAAAAGTGAGGGGTAACCACTCACTAAATACCATGTTTTTGAGGCTTGAGTGCCATGTAAAATGACATGGTAACGGAATCAAGGCCAAGCGTCTCCCAGTGTTTGGCTATTCGATAACCATGTGAAATTAATATAAAAGCAAAAAGTTCATTAGAACTTCGGCATATTTCGGTGCCGAAAGGTGACGATAGGATAATCAATCGCCAAAGCCTGTGCAACCCATTAATAGGATTTGAGGGTTTGAAACCATACAAAACAGCACAGGTACGAAACTAATCATTGGCATCCCTTCTTTCTTTCACCGGTTTGCAACCATACAAAACAGCACAGATACGAAACGATGCAATCACGCAAATAGCGTGTTAGCAAATATATAAAAAATAAAGAAAAGGAGAATAAAAATGGCAGAAACAACAAACACAACAGTAGTAACACAGAATCAGGAAAAGAGAACACCAGTGAAACTGAACACAGATTTCAGTTTAGGAATCTTTGGAAGTTCCGACAATTTCACAATGGCAACTCAGATGGCAAAGGCTTTCGCCCAGTCAACAATTGTTCCGAGAGAATATCAGGGCAATTTTGCGAACGGTCTTGTAGCAATTGATATGGCAAACCGTCTGAAAACAAGCCCTCTTACAGTTATGCAGAATCTCGATGTTATTCAGGGAAGACCTGCATGGAGAGCTACTTTCTTGATCGCTATGATTAATAGTTCTGGAAAATATGATATGGAGTTACAGTTCGATGAAAAGCGAGATAAAAATGGGAAGCCTTATTCCTGTACTTGCTGGACTGAGAAAGATGGAAGAAAGGTAACTGGAATCGAAGTCACAATGGACATGGCGAACGCCGAAGGATGGACAAAGAAAAATGGTTCAAAATGGGTTACTATGCCACAGGTAATGCTTAGATACAGAGCTGCTTCTTTCTTCTCAAGAATGAATTGCCCGGAGCTTTCAAATGGCCTTTACACTACGGAAGAAGCTGTCGAAATTGCAGATGCAGACTATAAAGTTTACGGCTTGGAAAAAGCTGTTGAAGAAGATATTAAAAGGAATGCTAATAAGGAAGAATTTATCCCAGACGAACCAGTAGCAATCGAAGAACAGCCTAAACAGCCGACAGTCGCAGAAGTCGTAAAGACTGCCGAGAAAGAAACAGTTCCGGCAGCAGGACAGGAATCAAGCATTCCAGATTTTATGAAGCAGGAGGAAATGTAATATGGCAGCAGATGAAGTATTCACAGCATTAGGTCTGATTGCATACGCCGTATTCTTTGCACTTGCGTTATATGCAATCAGATCAAAGAAAGCAACACCGATGTTGGTAGCACTGGTAATCTCCAGCTTCTTTAATCTGATGATTTCGCTGACAAAATGATGTACTTCGACTGCATCAATTTTGATCGGTGCGACTCAGGAAAGTTCGGTAAATATATGGCTTGTATCGGGCGGTGCGAAAACTGCCCGTACTATGAGTCGGTAAAAGACTATTTCGAGAAACGAGGTGAGAACTATGAGGATTATATCGCAGGATGGAAAAATCAATCTTCCGTATGAAATGACAGCGTTGCTTGTTTCGGACAACTACATACAGGCGGTATTTGCCGGAGGAATACAGCAGAGTCCATATGTTATGGCAATGTACTCGACACAGGATAAGTTACAGGATGCACTTGATATGCTTGATAGAAGATTTGGCGGCATGGGTGATGCGATATTTAGATTTCCAAAGGATGGGGAAACATGAAGATATTAAAATCGGAAATAGATTGGGATAAAACAATAAATATTCAAATGACTTTGAAAGAATTTAAACTGCTCCAGGATTGCCTGTTTTCAGTTTCTTATTCGGAATTAGAAAAAACTCAAGAAAAAATCCCATATTCTTATGATGATATGCAGGAAACAATTAAACAGTCAGAAACAATATCAGAACAGTTATTTTGTAAATAAGGAAAGTGAGGTGATTCAAAATGTTCATGCGAGTAATAAACACAGGTAGTCAGCCAGGGAACTGCTACGCACTTAAATCCGAATCTAGCGAAATCTTACTTCTGGATTGCGGATGTAGATATTCAGAGATTCTAAAAGGAATTTCCTACATGATATCAGAAGTTTCGGGTTGTCTACTGACGCATGGACACGGAGATCACCTGAAATCGTTTCAGAATCTAATGCAGTCCGGCATTCAAATTTACACCAATGACGAGACAGTTAAGAGTGTAAACACAATCTCTGGTGAGCTGATGATCGGCTTACCAGAAAAGAAATCGAAGGACATAGGTTCGTTCCGGGCAACGCCTTTCTACGTCCCGCACGACAAGACACCAAACTTTGCATACTTGATATCTCACGAAGAATGTGGACGACTGATATATGCGACAGACTTCTCATATTTGCCGTTCACATTCAAGAACATGAGAATAAATCACTTCCTTATTGAATGTAATCATCTGGACGAATCGCCGGAGCAGGACTCATTTAAGTTTGAACACTCCATCCGGGGGCACAGCAGCTTATCTACTGTAAAAGAGATTATCCGAGTGAACAAGACCGCTTCGCTCAGGACTATAACGCTGTGTCACCTGTCAGAGGGATGGGGAAATCCGGAAGTAATGCAGAGGGAAATACAGGACGTTGCCGGAGATGATGTTCTGGTGCAGATCGCAAGACCGGGACTGGATGTTTATTTGAACTTATGCCCGTTTTGAAAGGAGAAGAAATGGAAATTGATAAATCAAAATTAAAGTTGGGAATTTGGTATGAGGATGAAAATGGAAATTTAATTAAGCTAGAAGATAATTTGGCATGTGAAGCACCAGAAGGAGCGAGAACGTACCATTCCTGCTTTCCGTTACAAATAACAGAACACGTTTATGTAGTGCATGGCAAAGCTGAGAAAGAAGCGTGCAAGCACAAACGGAAATATTGGAAAAAGGACACGGACCTGATAAGGGGATTGAAAGGCCATATATGCACTAATTGTGGGTGTAGCCAAACAAGAAAGCGGTGGCAGCCATGGGGAAGAAAATGGGATTACGGAACGGGTACTACACCGCTTATTGACTTTCATACAAGTATTGGAGGTGGAAATCAAGATGTCATAATGGCAATGGTAAACAGCGGAGATTATACATTACAGGAAGCACTTGTTGTTTTTTCTACGGCCTGCGAAAGATGTATGAATGTGCTTGCATACAAGTATTTGAACGGAGCAGATGGGTACGAAGAATATTCAGATGAGTGGAAAAAATGCAATACTGAATGCGATTTTTGCAAGAATAGTTAAATTGAGATTCACGAACCATACAGGGAGGAAACAAAATGAAACAGTGGACAGAAGAAGAACTTATTAACGATGGAAACAGATTAAGAAATGCTGAAATTACAAATGTATCATTGAATTTTAAAGATCACGGAGTACTTACCCTTGACCTCACCCTTTCTGGTGGCGGATGGGGAGTTGTATTCGGAGGATATGTTTTAGGACATGGTTATCTTGGTTCGGAAAACTTTAAAGGTTCAAAAGCAGGGCTTGAAGCGATCATGAGAATCATGGACGTTGTTGGCGTAGATGACCTGATGAAAATGAAAGGAAAGCATGTCAGAGTTGCTACGAAAGGACTTGGACATTCAGTGAAAATTATTGGAAATTTCATTAAAGATGAATGGTTTGATTACGAAAGTTTCTTCGAGGATGAGAAACCACCATTTGTGGAGGATTAAGCATGGTATCAGCAAATTTAAAAGACTGGAAAGAAGTCACCAAAGGCATTTACAGATATGTGATCTCTGCAAATGCGGCATACGAAATCCACATTAAATATTGGAATATGGACACAGACATTTTAAGTGCGAATGCAAGTCTATACATTGTTGGCGATTGGTGCTCAGATGATGGTAAAAATACCAGAGAAAGAGAATGCTTGCTTGAGTCAGGACCGGTTATGGCTTGCCTTGGGAAAGCTATAGAGGATGATAGAGAGAATAACAGGTAATTAAAAAAAGCACCGACTATTTATCGGCACTTTTTACAAAATCTTGGAGAACAGTAATGACCAGATTGTTAAAACTCCTGTTCTCCTGCTTGGCAATTTGCTCGAGTTGTTCTTTGAGCTGTATCGGGAACGTGATGTTAGTTCTGGTCTTATCAGACTTGATAGTCATGTGAAATCCCTCCCTTGTTTTTAGAACATTGTAGCATTTTTGCCTGTCGGTGTCAATCAGGTATCAAAGTGGTATCATTTTTATCTTGCAATACAGGTATCGTAGTGGTATCATAATGGTATCAAAGACACACCGAAAATGAATCGAGGTGATAAGTCTTTGAATAGTAACTATAAAAATTTTGTAAAAGCTAAGGCGATTGAAGCTGAGAACCGTAAGAGATGGCTGAAAGTCGACCCGCATCTGAACGACAATCCCGGAATCTACATTTTGACAAGAATTGATGAAGACGGTTTTAAGTTTGGGTATGCCGGTCAGGCAAGGAAACTAATTACCAGATTATGTCAACATAGTGCAGGGCATCAACAGCACATTGATCTTAGTTTGAAAAAACATGGATTATATTCAGAAAAAAATCCATATGGTTGGCGTGTAGTGCATACTAATTGTCCAGAATCAGAACTTGACGAAAAGGAACAGTATTACATCAGATGGCTTGCAGATCAAGGATATCAGCTTAGAAACAAGACTGGTGGCTCTCAGGGAGCAGGTAAGAAACAGATTGATGAGTACAGACCGGCAAAAGGTTATTACGATGGTTTGAAGCAGGGCAAGAAATCCCTCGCCAGAGAACTATCACACATCATAGATACACACTTGCAAGTTTCCCTAAAACCGGAGAAACAGAGTAACAAAGTGTCAATCCGGGCTTTTGAAAAGTTCCAAGACTTGATTAACGAGAAAACGTATGAATAAAAAATGAAAGGAGCTTGCCTTCATGTGACGTAAGGGTGCACCGGGCTTCTTTGAAATATGAAATTAAAATGTGAAATATACAGAGACTCAATGCAAAATTACAAGAAATATGCAATTCCAAGAGCACAGCTCGTTATAGCTGATGTTCCGTATAATGTAGCGAATAATTTTTACGGAAGTAACCCTATGTGGTACGTAGGTGGGGATAATAAAAATGGTGAAAGTAAACTAGCAGGAAAAGCTGCCTTTAATTCAGATTTTAATTTTAACTTATATGAATACTTTCACTTTTGCTCAAGAATGTTAAAAAAAGAAGATACAACACCTGTGCCAAGAGGAAGAAGTAGCAATTCTCCATGTATGATTGTATTTTGCTCGTTTGAACAAACGCAAACATTGATTAAAGCTGCTGAAAAACATGGTTTTGTACATTATATCCCACTTGTTTTCATAAAAAATTACAGCCCTCAAGTATTAAAAGCGAATATGCGTGTGGTTGGAGCTACGGAATACGCATTATTGTTTTACAGAGACAGGCTTCCTAAGTTTAGGAACGGCGTTCAGATCGACGAAAACGGAAAAACAATCAGAGGTACAGGGCACATGGTTTTTAACTGGTTCGATTGGGAGAAAGATGGAAAAGATATTCCTAAAATTCATCCGGCACAAAAGCCAGTCAAACTTTTAAAAAGATTGATTGAAACGTTTACTGATCCCGGAGATGTAGTAATAGACCCATGTTGCGGAAGCGGGACAACGTTAAGAGCTGCACATGAAATAGGAAGAAATGCTTTCGGCTTTGAAATTGATAGAAATTTCTTTAAGAGAGCAAAAGAAGAAATGCTTGTTTTTGAGGAAAACAGTCAGATAAGCATAGAAGATTTTTTGTAAAGGAATCGTGAATATGGACGCATTACGGCATCAAAAACACATGCAATGGATGCAGAATCGAAAGGATATTTATTATTTCATCCGTAAATACGCAATGTCTCACAAAGGGACTCCAACAACCAAGAAGATATCTGAGGAACTAGATATCAGTAGGAGCGCTGTTCAAAGGCATCTAAGGCAGTTCGAGGACGATGGATTGATCGTATTTCACGGAACTGGTTCGCACAGAACATACGAACTGATAGGAGTAAAGGAACATGAAACTGTATGACGTATACGACGGTTCAAAGTATATCGGGGAGCTGACGCTTGCTGAAATATCAGAATTGACAGGAAAGACAAGAAGTCAGATATCGCAGGCAATCAGCGGGGCATATAGCATTAACGGAAGATATGTGGTCATATATGATGGGCAGCAAACAATCGCATACTCAAACAAGAATGATCGCAGGATGTTAATGGAATTTGACATTCTGACTCAGAAAATAAGGAGGGCTGTTGGTTGGGAAAGTTAAAAATCAAGCAGAAAAAGAAAGCATTCATCCCGTATACGAATCAGAAGGCTCATATGTTTGTGCAGTCTATCTAGAACTGCCAGAAAGAGTTAAAAGAAATGGAACTAAAAGCCTTTGATGATGGGTTTGAGGATGGAAAGAACTGGTCTGACGTGCTGAATTTCGTGATCTTGTTTTATGTAATGCACGAATTGCATGGATGGGGCTGGAAACGGTATATGAGGGCTGTAAAGAGGATTAACACCTACATCAACGATATTAATTCCGAAAAAACATCTTTGTCTGAAATGGTGGATGATCTGGAAAAGAAACATCATATTCGGATTTGTGACGATTATAAGGAGCTGATTGAGAGATATGGAGCGTAATTTAATTATAGATTGCTTTGCTGGTGGCGGAGGAGCATCCGTAGGAATTGAAATGGCACTCGGCAGACCAGTAGACATAGCGATCAACCACGACCCCGACGCTATCCTGATGCACAAGACGAATCACCCTGGAACACTGCATCTGACAGAGGATATTTTCAAAGTAGATTTACAGAAATATGTCGGAAATCAGCACGTAGCGTTGATGTGGGCTTCCCCGGACTGCACAAGCCATTCAAAAGCGAAAGGCGGTCAGCCGAGGAAACAAGGGCTTCGCATTCTTCCATGGGCTGTATATAAACACGCAAAGGCAATTCTTCCAGATGTAATCATCATGGAGAACGTGGAAGAAATACAACAATGGGGGCCATTAGACGAGAAAGGACATCCGATCAAGGAAAGAGCCGGTGAAGATTATCGAAAATTTATTTCAGCAATGGAAAATATCGGCTATGAATTTGGCAGCCGGGAACTGGTAGCTGCGGATTACGGAGCACCGACTACAAGGAAACGTTGGTATGCAGTGTTTCGCAGAGATGGAAAACAGATAGTATGGCCAAATCCTACGCATAATCGTTTCGGAATAGACGGCCTGAAACGATATGAACAGTGCGGAGACTACATTGATTGGTCAGACTTAGGCAAAAGTATCTTTGACCGTCCAAAACCATTGGCAGAAGCAACACAGAAACGCATTGCAAATGGAATCAAGAAATATATCGTTGATAATCCAGATCCTTATATTGTGAAGAATAAAGATGCACTGGCATTCATAATTCAATATCACGGAGAAACCAGACAAGGCGATTCCAGAGGACAATTGCTGACTGAGCCAATTAAGACTATTGATACATCAAACAGATATGGTCTCGTGACAGCTTTTATCACGAAGTATTACAAGACTGGAATCGGTCAGGGATGTGATGAACCATTGCATACAATAACCACATCACCCGGTCACTTCAGTGTGATATCCGCTTTTCTGGTTAAATATTATGGGACAGGATGCGGACAGGTGCTTAATGAGCCACTCGGGACTATCACCACAAAAGATAGATTTGGTCTAGTAAATGTTCTGGTTGATATCCATGGAGAGAAATACATTATTTCAGATATCTTTCTCAGAATGCTAAATCCGGAAGAATTAAAGGTGATGCAGGGATTTCCAAAAGATTACATCATTGATCGGGACTATAAATGGAGAAATTACCCGATTGCAAAACAGGTAGCAAGAATCGGGAACAGTGTTGTGCCAGTTATGGCAGAAGCACTTGTGAAAGCTAATTGCCCGTATCTGAAAGTCGGAGAGCGTAAAGCTGCACCGATAATTTATATGCAGAATAATGGACAGGTAGCGTTTGGATAAATCAATCATGGAGGACTGCACAATAGCGTGTCAGTTGCTTACATGGAGAAAGTGAGGATGACAAGAGGATGGTAATAGGAAAATTAAACCCGATAAATAAAGACGATTTAAAAGTCGGAGATGTAGTTGGAGTTGCAAGAGAAGTGCGGTGCGGATGGGGAACAACTTTTAGGCACGTCATGGTGTATCCGGCAAAGATTATTCGCATAACTCCTAAACGAACCAAAATTGAAACCGACAAGTTCGGAGAACACGATAGATATGAGACATTTTATAAATATGATTCTGAAGCCATAAAAGAAAGCGAAATGGCAAAGAAATTTAAGGAAATCAGAGATGGCGTATATACCATTGAAGATTTTAAGTCGAGCCGTGGGCTGAGAGTAATTAAAGATGAAAATTTAGACGCATTATCAGAGCACATTAATGCGGTTGCAGAAATTCTGAAAAGTTATGGAAAGTGAGGACACAATGACAGAACAGGAAAAGAAGGAACTTCTGGACGAACTGGAAAAACGTATGGATGAAAAATACAAAGGTTGCCTTACCAGAGAAGATGTTGCAACCACATTAAAAGCACCAAGAGAAAAATGGTTCAGAGATGAGAACGGAAATGGAAGATATTCTCTTATGGCAAAAGCTTTCGATTCTTCTATTATCTCGTGGCAGGTCTGGGAAACGATCAGAAAGTTGACTTGTGTTATCTGCGGTAAGCAGTATGTTAGACAGCTTGCAAATGTAGAGAATGCGGATGAGGTTGCAGAGAAACTTTGTCAGTTTGTTTATGATTTGAAGATGGAATTTAAAAAGAAGGAGAGCGAAAAATGAGCTATTGTGACGGAAGCTGTAAGTATCTGAATACAAGAAAACACAAATGCGAATTGACAGGAGAAAAGCTCACGTGCATGAAATACAGTAGTGCTGTAATTGAGTGTTCAGTGCACGAACATAGAGGATTCTGTGAGAAAGATAAGGAGGGCGCAAAATGTTAATCAGAAGTCAGGATAAAAGCCGATTGATCAGTCTTAACAATACACGAGAGCTGCGATTCTGGGAATGCGCACAAGGGTTTGATATAACGGATTGTGTGTGCCCAATTGGTCATTATTCCGCAAAAGAAAAAGCCATGAAGGTACTGGATATGATTCAGGATGCATATGCAGATGCAAAATTAAATGAAATTCTTCTTCCTGATGTCTGCAAATCGGCTAATGAATCTCAGAGGGGAAAAGATAATACATTAATTGCAAAAACTATTAGAAAAGATTTTATGAAAAAAACGATATTTCAGATGCCAGCGGATAGTGAGGTGGTTGTATGAAGTACAGAAAGAAACCGGTTGTGATTGATGCAGTACAGTGGACTGGTACAAATCATCGAGAAATGTTCGATTTCCTGACGGACTATCAGTGTACAGACCAGTACATGTCGGCAGAAGGTAAGAATTTCTATATTAACCACTGGAAGGTTCCGGGCGGTCTGGTTATTAAGACACTTGAGGGCGAACATCTGGCGAATATTGGTGATTATATCATCCGCGGTGTTCACGGTGAATTTTATCCGTGTAAACCAGATATATTCAGAGAAACTTATGAGGAGGTAGAAGCATGAAGTATAAATGCGTGAAAGCATTCATGTTAGATACATACGATGATGATGGATTTTACGTTGACGGATACATGGAAATTAAGGTAGGCGAAGTTTACGAAGTAGGAAATGAAAATATTATCGATGGAGAAATTCATCTTGACGGAGTAAATGTTAACAGATGGATTGAAATATCGAAAGAAACGTTAGGGAAGCATTTTGTAGAGGTAGAAGCATGATTACATTCTTATTAGGATTCGCCCTTGGAGTCATATTTGGAATAGTTGGTCTTGCATGTGTGGCGATCATGTACGACAAGCACCACTCAGACAAATAGAAAGGAGAACGGTATGCTGACAAGGAACAAAAAGCTGAAAGACTACGGTATTCCGGCAGAGGACATTGAAAAACTGAATACGATGCTGAAAGACTTCCCGGCAGAGTACGGATACCTGCTTTCCGGTGCCGCCTTGTCAGCTTGCCCAAAAAACACGGTGATAGCAGATATGGTTATTGAGAATATCTTGCACCGGAAAAGCTATAGGAAAATCAGCAAAGAAAGATATATTCCGATGAACCCGAAGGACTTCTATGGATACAGGCGCAAGACCGTCGCTGTACTGTATGAGAGGATGCGGCTATTGGGAGTGTGGGAGGATGAATAAATGAAAGAATATAGATGTCCAAAGTGTAATAGTAAAAACCTTTTTGTCAAGAAAGCCGGGAATAATACAGGATTGTATTGCGGGGATTGCGGTGCATGGATTAAATGGGTCGGGAAAAATGAGCTGAGAGCATTTGAATATTTAGCTAGGCAGAAACACGTAGACGATGCTAATAGCAAACAAGACGATATTGCAAACATCATTTATAGTGCTCTCGATCATATGTATTGTGATAATTGCAGATTCAATGCTGAAATTAAAGAAAGTGATAGTGATGAATGGAACTGTGATGAATGTCACAGAAAATATAATGGATGGGGGATTTCCATGCAGGAAAGCAATAGAATTGCAAAAGAAATTTTAAAACAGTTAGGAGAATAGAATATGAGCAGACTGATTGATGCAGACGAATTAATTAAATACATCAAAATATGGGAGATTGGAACAAGTATTAGCTCTGACCAGAAAGAATTTATTGATTGTATCAATGAACAGCCGACAGTTTTTGATGTGGACAAGGTTGTGGAGCAGTTGAAAACAAAAAAGACAAGAACTGCTGCATTACAGAAAGCATCGGAGTATTTCGAGGGTGAAACTGATGCGTTTGAAGTTGCAATCAAAATCGTGAAGGATGGGGAGAGTTGAACGAGTAGTGCAAGTATGAGATTCGGAACAAAAGCATATGTATGTGCAAGATATTTTCTTAGACCGGGTAAGTGTTTCAAATACATCGACCAGCACGGCGAAGACACCACAGAACACGTCTATGAGGTCATGGCATTATATCCGTACTGTGTCCTGTTAAGAGATACTAGAAACGGGGTCAGGACTTGTCCGGGGTATAATACTTTGAGCCTGATGCTGAGAGGAAGTGAAACATATGAGTAAATCAGCGTTAGTGATAGATACACCAGAGAATTGCTATGATTGACCGTTCGGAATTTCATACTGCGGTGAACTTGAATATGAGGGTTTGTGTGAATTAGCTGACTGTTTGGATTATGATATAGTTCTGATGACAGAAGAACATTATGATTGCGAAAGCAAATCAAGACCCGATTGGTGTCCATTGAAGCCACTGCCAGAGAAAAAGAGTATATCGTTCCGATCGACAATATAGAATCACAAAAAGATATTATTGCGATTGGCTGGAATGCCTGCTTAAGAGAAATTACAGAAACAAGCGATGAAAACGAGCGATAAAAAGTAAGCGATAAGAGGTGAAGTAGATGGAGAGATTAACCGAAAGAGAAAGAAATGTTGATGGTACAGGAGTCGCAAGGGAAGAAATTACGGATGGATTATTAAAACCGTTTGCAGATAAAATTCTTACCAAACTTGCTGATTATGAAGACTTAGAAGAACAGGGCTTGCTTGTGAGATTGCCGTGTCCTATTGGCACAACTGTATGGGACATATGCGGCATGGATATTCGGGAAAACGTGTTAAGTGGAATTGAATGTGGCAAAGATGGTAAACAGTTTTTGTGGGCAAACCATGATGAATGGCTCGGAGAATTAAATGATTTGGTATTCCTCACCCGTGAAGAAGCTGTGAATAAGTTGGAGGAGATGAAGAATGACAAGGCCTGAGATTACGGCAGAATTATCAACCATGATTGAAAAGAAAATCAATCCGAACAACGATCCTCGTATCTACTGGGCAAAAGAGGTGACGTTTGATTATTCTACAAACCATGCAGTTAGAGTGGACTATATGAAATTTGTTCCAGTGAACAATAGTGTTTCCGGGATAGAAAAAGGTGATTGCTATTGCTATGAAATCAAGTCATCTATTGAAGATTTCAAATCTGGCCATGGATTGAATTTCATTGGAGATTACAATTATTTGGTTATGCCAGGGGAATTAGCTGCAACAGTATCTTTGAAAATCCCGTATCATGTAGGAATATATGTCCCAGAAGGAAACGAACTTATATGTGCCAAGAAAGCCAAACGAGCCAACAGAGCGAGGCCTGTATCTGAAATACTTCTGATGATGTTTCGGTCTGCAAACAGAGATTACAGGAAAACGGTAAAGAAACTGGAGGAGATGAAGAATGGCTGAATATGTCAAAAAATCAGATGTAATAAAAATCATGGAGGATAATTCTTACATTATGGAAGTGTTTGGTGTTAAAAAGAAAATGATTGATGGGTTTGCGATGTGTTGCGATTTTGCAGACTTAAAAATTGTTGAGATTGATGATGAAGAGGAGAACTAACATGCAGCAGAGAAGAAATTGGATGTGATGAAAAATGAATAAATGTTGCGCTAGCCAAGATGGAATATGTAGAAACTATATCTTATTCGGTACTAAATGCGATGGATATAAAGAAAAATGCACACTTAAGCCATGTTATGAAAACCTCGAAAAGATGGTAAAAGGTTATCAACATAATTTGAGAAAAATGTTTGGAGCGGAGGAGTGATATGAAACCAGAAGAAGCATTAAAAGAATTAAGTTATGATAGCACGGCTTATGGTGGTAAATGTACGCATGAAGTTAGAATGGTTGCAGTTAAGGCATTAAAAAAGCAGATTCCAATGAAACCAAATAATATCAAATCTATTTTTGATTTTTCCGGAAGATACTATACGACAAAAGGTAACTGTCCAGTTTGAAACAGCGAGGGACTTAATAAATTAGATTTTTATTGCAATAAGTGTGGACAGAAATTAGATTGGGGTGTGGAAAAATGATAGAAATAATATATAAACTGATAATATGCCACTTGATCGGAGATTATGTTCTTCAAAGCGATTTTATCGCAAAAACTAAAGGAGAAAACTGGTATCACTTACTGGTTCATTGCTTTCTTTATTCAGTTCCTTTTTATATAGTGTTCGGGTGCTCATGGAAACTTGCCCTTGTAATGACTATGCATATAGTGATTGACCCTTTAAAGGCACGATACAACAAGATAAGTTACATGGCAGACCAAATTATACATTATGTGACACTTTTAGTTTATTTATTCTAAAAAAGGCAGAAATTATGGCAGATAAAACATGCAAAACTTGTATTGAAAACGACAACGGGCTGTGTGACCGCGAAGGTATCCTGATAGAGGAAGATGATAGCTGTGAAAATCACACAAAAAACTGGATGGACTCTTTAATGGAGAAATTCATCCGAAAATCAATGCGGTAAGGACGGAAATGTCCTTACCAGACGGGAAGGTGGCTAAATGACAAAGGTGAGTTGGATTCGATTAGAAATAGATATGTTCGACAACAAAAAAATCCGGCATATCAGAAAACTTCCAGAGGGAAACAATATTGTGCTGATCTGGATGATGCTCCTGACGATGGCGGGACGATGCAATTCAAACGGGATTATTTTTCTGACAGAGAATATTCCATATACAAATAAAATGCTGGCTGACGAGCTGGACTTTGATGAGAGCGTGATCGAACTTGCACTGACAATTCTTGAAAAGTTCGGCATGATAACCAGAGATGGAACGTTGCTTTCAATCCCCGGATGGGAAGAGCATCAGAATATTGACGGGCTTGAAAAAATCAGAGAGCAGACCAGAAAACGGGTCGCAGAGCATAGAAAACGCCAGAAAGAATTATCAGAGGAAGAACGTATGCCGGAGATTCCAGAGCAGATTTCTTGTGAGAAAGATTTAGTCAAGCCCGGTGATGTGCAGAAAGTGGTTGATGAGTGGAATAGGCTTCAGCGGTTCGGGATTCAGCCAATTGCGCGGATGACAGCAAGGCGAACTCAAATGTTGAAAGCAAGAATCCGAGAATACGGTATGGATAAAGTAATGGAAGCACTGAAAAATATACAAAATAGTGACTTCCTTATGGGAAAGAAAACTGATTTTATGATAAATTTTGAATGGTTCGTGAAACCAAACAACTTCTTAAAGATACTCGAAAACAAATACCACAACAGGGAGGATATGCGAAATGGAACTGACGCAACTCAAAGAAATGTCGAACCACTCGTCCCACTTGGAGAATGGAACGGAGAAGAATCGGACACCCCGTTCGCTTGAATGCCCTGAATGTGGGGACAGCGGGTGGAGATGGGTAAGAGATGCAAGTGGTATTCCCTATTGTGAGGAATGCTATTGCGGAATCAGAAAAAGAATAATCCTTGAAAATCAATTGAAATTTGCAGAGCTTCCAAACGTGTTTAAAGGCTCAAATTTCAACGATTTGAAGTCAAGTGTATATTTGAACGCCGAGAGCCGAAAAGTATTTTCTCAGGCGGCTCAGGCGGTAAATTACTGGTTTAAAAATCTTCCTGATATGCAGAAGAAAGGAATAGGGCTATACCTTTTCTCAAATACAAAAGGTTCTGGCAAAACCAAAACAGTATGCAGCTTGGCGAATGAAATTATGAAAAAATACCAAAAACCAGTCAAATTTACCACATCTCTAAGAATCCTCGATGAGATCAAGAACACATGGGGAGACAAAGGGAATACGGAGGGAAAGTTAATAGAGGATTTGTCCAGAACAGAAATCCTTATCATTGACGACTTCGGCGCTGATTCTGGAAAAGAATGGATTAACGAAAGATTCTATAGCATTATCAACGGGCGGTATATCGACAGGAAAATCACTATATTCACGAGCAACTGTCAGATATCAGAACTGAAATATGATGAGAGAATCACCAATAGGATTCTGGAACGGTCGCTCGAAATCCCGTTTCCGGAAGAATCTGTCAGAGAACATATAGCACAACATTTGAAAATGAAGATGGTACAAGGAATGCGAGGTAAAGAGAATGAAAATAGTTGTTAAACCATGGGGCGAAATGTCTTTCAGAGAAATTCAGAATTTAAAATAAAAGCAATGTAAGCATTGTGATTATTTTTCAAAGAATAATTCTGGAGGGTTATCATATGGAACTTGCGATTACATCCTTATCAATGATCACATGAGAGGATGCCTACCGACGGAATGCGTAATGAAAGGGATTTTTAAAAGAAGAACAGGAACAAAAAGAAGAGCAGCTTTGAGAATTTAAACCTTTGGAAGGAAAAGAAATGAGAACAATAAGCGAAATGTATAAACGTTCCGGCGGAACTGCGTATCAGCACAATTGTTCTGAGTGCAGATTTTATAGGGACGGAAAGAGGGGAAAATGTCTGATGTACGGCGGTGATCGGGATTGGCATGGAAATTTTATTGCCTGTAAATTCTTCAATCTTGAAGATGATATGCCGGAAGGACAGATGAATATTTTTGATTATGTGTGAAAGAAAGGAGGAACGAGGAACCGCTGGCCAGCGAAAGGATATCCCGGTTCCTCCTTATTTTTTATGAATAATGACGACTTGAAATATGCAATTGAGAATGGTATCATCAACTTGTCTCACATACAAGAGCAAATTGAAATGAATAAAAGGGAAGAAATTTTAAAAGAATACAGGGACAGCATATGGAAGGCATCTGACGGATATTGGAAAATTCGTATGACTTATGACGAAACCGGACAGAGGAAAATGTTTAAGCGCCGGTCTAAACAGGATTTAGAGGACTTGATTGTAAAGACGCACCGTGAGAAAGCAGAGAATCCGAAGATTAAGAGCGTGTTCGAGGAATGGGCGCAGCGCAAGGTTGATTTGAATAAGATTTCAATACAAACTTATCAGAGATATCAGCAGGACTTTAATCGTTTTTTTGGGACCATGGGCGAACGCAGAATTAAGAACATTGAGTCAGAGGATATCAGCAACTTCCTGGAAGAACAGATCAGCGAACACAATCTAACTGCAAAAGCTTTCTGCAATCTTAAGACAATTACCAGAGGTACCCTAAAATGGGCGAAGCGCAACAAGCTGATTGATTGGAACGTGCAGGAATTATTCTATGACTTGGATGTCACCGATAAATCTTTCAAAAGAAATATCAAAGAAGATTCAGAAGAAGTATTTAATGATGCTGAAATGGACAGGATGATTGATTACTTGAAAGATAATCAAGACATGGTAAATCTTGGCATCATGCTTATGTTTGTAACCGGCCTGAGAGTTGGGGAGTTATGCGCTTTGAAATGGAATGACTGGCTACCACATATCAGTACGATTAAAGTCAGAAGAACGGAAGTAAGGCACTTTGAAAACCATAAAGGTATTTTTGAAGTGAAAGACTTTCCGAAAACAGAAGCAGGCGTAAGAAATGTAGTGGTTCCTCAGGGGTGTATATGGATATTACAGAAACTTAGAAATATGTCGACATTCTGCGAATATATATTTTCTAAAGATGGAAAGCGATTAAATACTTATTCGTTCAGGAACCGGTTAAGAACAGTGTGCAAGAAAACTGGCTGTATTCAAAAATCACCGCATAAAATACGAAAAACATATTGCACGATATTACTCGATCACAGCATAGATAATCAGATGGTCACATCACAGATGGGCCACACAAATATTTCGTGTTCTGAGAACTACTACCACAGAGATCGAAAGGACCTCAAGAAAAAACAAAAAATCATGGACAGCATAGATGAATTTATGGTAGTATCAAGATAGCTTTTTTTGAGAGGGAACAGCCAGGGAACAAAAAGGAACACCCTGCAAAAAGTTAGAAGCATTGGTTTTATAGGAAAAATAGCAGTTTAAAGATACGTTCGATTCCCGTACTGGCTGCTAACGAAAACCTTGTAAAATCAAGGTTTTTTGTGCTTTTTAGAGGTGTTTAAAAGTTCGAGGGAACAGGCTAGGGAACAGGTAAGGAACAAGAATAAATATTCGAATTAAAACCATAGGAGGAAAACTTGTGTGTGAGACACAGGAAAAACCATCGTAGACGGCAGAAATGCGGTCTTTTTTTGTTGCCTAAAATGTGCTAACATAATACTATGGAGGTGGGCTTTATGACGCAGATACATACCGCATATGATGTGATGAAAGAATATCTGATAACCGGTGCAGAACTTGACGGCCAGTTTCAGATACCAATGCTTCCAAAAGTGGATTTCTCAGCAGGCAAGTCGATTGACTTTGCATCTTCAAAATCCAGATCATTAAAAGGCCACAAGGACCTGACGGTGAATTTCTACATTGACGACAAAAGTTTTCTACAGGTATGGAATCAGCCTGACCAGTACATTGAGCACTTAAAATGTTTCAATTCAGTTTGCAGCCCAGATTTCACAATTGCTTCCGGGATGCCAAGTGCGTTGAATATCTACAACCTGTACAGAAACCATGCTTTAGGCTATTATTGGGCGGTTATGGGCGTTAAAATTATTCCGTCCGTAAATATTATTAGTCCAAAGGAAATGCCATGGATATTTGATGGAACACCACACAGAAGCACTGTATCATGTTGCACCAATGGCAGAGTGCGGTCAAAGTCTGCAAGAATGGAGTTTTGCGAGAATTTTAAGGAAATGTTGGACGCAATAGAGCCGACAAAGGTTGTGATCGTAGGTATCGTGCCGGATGAACTCAATGTGGATGTGCCAATTATAAACCTCAATTCACGGAGCCAGAACATGAAAGAAGCGTTCAGAAAGGAGTAGGCATGGGAACCATCAGCAGGGAATCAGCGAAGCGCAGAAGTAAGGAAACGAGCCGACAGAAGCGCAGAAATGTTAAAATTTCAAACGTTATACAGAATAAAAAGAATTTCAGAAGTGACGAATTGAACGTTATGAAATAATAAAAGGTGGCAGCTTGATTACTGCCACCTTCCAACACCATGTGTTATACTTTATCCGTCTATCAATGAGGCTCCGGACGCCTTTCACCATTGATATCCGTTGGAATAATAATATCTCTTACGAATTAAAAAGTCAATAGAAATTCAAAAAAATTCACAGCACGCCGATGTACGTTCTACGGAATTTTCGCCAAAATTAACAAGCATAAAAAATCGCAGGTCTGAATTAGTTCCAGATTTCTGCGATTTTTTTCCGGGGTTTTCCAGTTCCAGTGCATCTGCAATTGATACAGGAATTGCCCGGTAATACCAATTTTAAGCATTTGTTCTAATCAGATATGATTGTATTAATTAAGTATTTCTAACTTTCTTGACGTCCCAAACCATCCCGATTTTGTCGAGCAGTTCTACCCGCTCCGGTGTGGTCTGGGCGTATGAATTGCCTTTTCTGGCGCTACGCTGTGAGCGTATCCATTGTCCCAGTTTATAACCGTCCGGGCAAACGTAAGAGCAGGGGACAAGTAAATCCCCGTTAAGGTTGTAGAACTCTTGAGCGTGTTTGTACCCGGTGCACCATTTTTGTGCTTGTGTCGCTAACGCCCCTGATCGGATTTCTTCCGCTTTTTCTGCGTAGTTTCCTGTGCATCCCGTAAAACTATCACGAGCGCTTAAGGCGTCTTCTAAGGCAGAATAAGAGCCAAGGTAATATTTTGCGCCATCCCGGTATACATTAACCTCCCAGCGCCCGAAACTGTTAAGATGCAGATTTTTGTATTTTACGATGTCTTTTTTATAAGCGTTTTTGGAATTTGCTTTTGCGTAAGACATCCGCAGCCGTTCCCTTTTGCACTCCGGGCCGCACACAAGTCGCCCGTTACGACTCTCGAACTCTTTCCCGCAGACAACGCATCGTTTTATATTGTTGTTTGTGATCTGCACACCCGGGCGCAGCTTCGCGAAGAACTCCGGGAACGTGCCGTTATTCTTTGCGGTTTCCGCATCTTTGCGGACTTGCGCGGCTTCCTCTGGGCTTGCGAAAATTCCAAGCGTGTAATTCTTGCTGTTATAATTTATTTGCGTAATCCATTTACCAGTGTTTTTGTATGGATACACGTATTTTATTTTACTCATGTGATCTCCCTTTTATAGCCGTACAGCTACACAAAGTAATAATAACCCCGTTATGCTCTGTCGTCAATACCTGTTACCAGCTCGATATTTGAAGATTTAAGATGGCTTTATATACTTGCGACAAAATATACCAGAATCACGCTGAAAGCCGTTAAAACGTCAAATAGAAGCCAATACAACTATACATAATTGCCAATGCACATCACACCGGGAAACAAGCCCCGGTGAAGTCCTGGCACAGGTCACGAACCACCGCCGCCCGGAGCGGATGCAGGACACCAGAAAAAGAGCAGCGGTTTTACTGCTCTAAATAGTTTATATTTGCAATCTGGGGAAAGTCCCGGAAGAACTCAGAAAAGCCGCCGTCAGCGATATTGTATTGACGGTCTGATGTTGGAATCATGCAGCCGTTTTTGATCTCCATACAGGAAAGTTGTAAATATCCCGGTTTTTTCGTGGATTTATGCAGCGCATACCGTATAAAAGACACCGCCCCAGACTGACACCGCACCGGCGGCAAGTCGTACCAGATCAGCGGGACGGAACCGGAAGCAACCGCATTAAACACGTGTCTAGCGTCCTTTTCTGCCGATTCTTTAATTTTATCAACTTCGGAAAAATCCCCGCTTTTTATGGCGTCAATAGTCTGTTTCGACGATGGTTTTATAATTCTATCTATCATATAAAAGCCCCTTTCTGGTTAGAAAAACAGGCGGGAAAGCCCCGCCCGGAATTGTTTATTTAATTCAAGCAATCATTTATTTTCTTTTCCAGGTGCGGAAACGCTTCGCAAATTTCCTGAACGCTGTCTGCGTAATAGTCACCCACGGTCTTGCCAAAAATCTTGATATTTCCAGAATAAAAACAGCCGAGATCATTAAACCAAATATCAAGCCCGGTTGCCTGTTCCTTTTTGTCATCGTACCACATGTCAATTTTAATCATTTTATTTTCCTCCTGATTTTATTTTAAAAGGCCGCCGGGGAAATGCTCCCCGGTACGCTTGCCGGCCTGTTAATCGCAGATATACGACCAAGAATTTACTTTTGTTGTTCCGTATCTTTTCAAATATGTGTCAATCTGTTTTTCAAATGCTTTTCTGACTTCTTTAAAGCCGTCAATAATTTTCTGGATATCGTCCGCGCCCAGCTTTTTTATATCCTTGCAATTAATCCAACGCATCGGGGTAAATTCTGGATTATATCCGGTTCTCACTACCGTGAAAGCCTTTAATTTGCTGTTGTCTGGCTGCCCCATATAATGAGTGTATGTATAACACTCGTATTCAAAACCGCTCAAACATTTTTCGAGATCCTCTATATCAGAATCAATCTTTTTTAGATTTTGTTCTTTAAAATATTGTTCACTTTTCCGGGCTAATGCTGCCATGTTTTCGGCGTCTTTCATTTCTTCGTTGGTGCAAGTACCATAAGAGCCAGCACCAAAACAAAAGTCCTTTTTTATAGATGGTTTTTCAATATCTGCGATATCTCCGTTTGAAAATTGAACCACATAAGCACAATTTTTCTTTGCAAAATTTTGCATGTACTCATCTTCCCAGACCTCTGTTTTAATAATATTCATGTACATTTCTTTTAATTCTTTCTGCGTCATAGCTGCTACGCCTCCTTTAAAATTTCAAGAATCTTTTTGCAAGCTGCAATATATTTATCGGTCAGTACTTCATTTTTGAAGTGTTCGCCGCGTGCCCGGGATTCGAGCCAGTCGACAACGCCGGCGCGGTTGTTTCTCAGCTCTTCCAGAAACTCATCAAAAGAGGAAAAATCCTCATTTTTGATCAGTTCCGGGACATATGCCGCCAGAGCGTAAACGCTCGGAAAATCGGTTTTTTCGTACCAAATGCAGCCGCTCCACAGCTTTTCAGTGGTTCCGCCACAATCTGCGCAGAACTCTTTACAGCCGTAGCACATTGAGTTATATTTCAGACTTTCAATTGCCTGTTCTTTTTCTTTTCTTGCCTGTTCGTATCTGTACTTACCATAATCGATAATTTTACAAACCGGCGGTTTCGCTGTCGGAGCAATTTTCACAAGATCTAGACCTGCTTCCT